ACTATAGCAATCATCATTGTAGATATAATAAGTTTTTTCTGCGTCTTCACTACAGTATACCTCTCTTTCTATATCTTGCAAAACAGTGTAATACCTATATCTAGCAGTGCACTGCGTCTCTTCATCTGACATCTCCTGAAGAAAGTCTTTTACGTCTTTAATTTTATCTCTTATCTCTTTTACTTTTAATGGTATTAAATTTAATAACATCATGATCCAATTACCTCGTACTTAGCTAAACACTCACTACATCTAAAAGCAGGACCGGGCCAATGGGGTTGGTATAATTCTTTAAAGCCATAAGCCTTGCACTTTGGGTTTCCCTCTGGTTTTCCTATAGCAGACATATGCGGACATTTCCAGGAACAATGACGGCCCTCAAATACTGCTCTATTAAGTGGTAAAGATGTTGTAAAAAGAGCAGTCCTGTTGATTCTTCCTATAACTTGAACATAAATTGGTTTTTCCCTCAGTAACCCAAGTTCTTCTAATACCAAGAGGGCAACACTAGTATTAAATCTATTTTTACCGTTGAGTTCCATCTTTGATAGTTGGTCACTAACTACTTCTTTTTCTATCTTTAGCCCCAGTTTTTTGGCCAACCAATAACAATTAGCAGCTAATGCCATACTTACTGACGAGGGGTTATCTAGTGCATATTTTAAAGTATGTAAATATTTATGTAGTTCTTGCTTTAGCTCGTTTGTACTGTGGTCCATATCCCTCATATCAGCCATGGCCTTAAGGCCGTCTCTGGTCATTTGTATATGGTTTCGTCCCAGTTCTGAGTTAAATTCCTCTTTTATAAAGCCATAGGAACCTTTTAGTTCTTCAATAACTGTTTCTATTTGGGGGCTAAAAACTCCTGTGGGGAAAAACTCAAATTCTAGTCCAGACAAAGAAATAGGTCTCTGCATTTGGAATCCTAGGTAAAAAAAGTACAAAACGGCATGTATTTTTTGCCTGTTAAGGAAATTACGATCTAAGTACTCTATTGCCTGTAATACCCAATAGGTAATAGTTTTTTCGTTTATAACTATGTTAGTCACGCCCTACTCCTTTCTAATAACCTTTAGTAACTATAAAAATAATAAAAAGAAGCCAATACAGTATAATTTGAGCCCAGAGTAAGGTATTAGCTATATAAAATCTCTTTAATAGTACATAATTTTCATCCCCAAGTTGCCCAATAACCTCTTTTAATTGTTTATTTTCTAACTGAAGTCTATTAATTAAGTCTATTGTCATTTGCCCAATTCTCCTATCTTTTTGAGTATCCAGTCCCAAGCCAGGCTTAATCTTGCCCTGTTATAATACCGCTTGGATGTTTTTTCACAGCCTATAGCTTCTTTTTTGTGTCGGTTATAACCCAGTATATATTTTTTATACCGGGGGTTTGATCTTAATATCTCAGCGGCTCCAAGTATAATATTGGCAAAATGCTGTTCTAGTAATTCATTAAGTTGTGAATCTTTTATACGAAGACATGTGGGCACAAATAAGCCTCCGGTATTTGATTCAAAATAATCAATAGCTCCGTTTTTCATTAAAACAGTTTTGCCGAGTTCGATATAATTAAAGACTAGTCCATGAAAACTAAGTACTTCTTTTGACCAGAAAAAAACATCTCTATTTTTGATATTCATTGCCTAATACTGTCTCCTTTTTATATAATTATAAATCCAGGCGCAAACTTATATAACCCCCGTATATAATGCAAAGAGCTAAAACGCAATAGAAATAGTGTATTTAGCTCTTTACATTAATTAATAAAGTTACAGTTTATTACCAACAAACACTAAGGCCAGCTTCATCAGCAGGAGTACAATGCTCTTTTTTGTCAAATGTATAAGGTTTTGTCTTTCTATCTTTTTCTAATTCTTTTACCTGAGCTTCTAATTCTTCTATTTGTTTTTCCATTATCTCGTCTTTCTTCTGTAGTATGCTGAGAATAGACATGAGAATAATTTTATCACTTTTATAGCTTTTTAACGGAATATCTGATGACCCTAATTGCACAGTCTGAGAATGAACTTGTTTATAGTCAATTGCAGGCACTGCCGTCTGGGTTAGTATTAAGCTCGCTACTAATAAGTTAATTACCATATTACCTCCTTTATTTTAAAATTGAGTATCTACTTCTTTATCAATTTGAATATTCCTATTGCGAGTATGAACCTGTAAGCAATTGAATATTCGTTTGCCAACATACGTAATTCTATTATTTAAGTCTTTGCCTCCGGCTTCTTTTATTAAATCAAAGTCTCTTGTTACATTTAGGCGCATGTTGTTAAAGTCAATTTCAAAAACGGCTATTACTCTTTTCTTGTTATCAATTACTTTTATAAAAGCCTTGTGTTCAGCAGGGGACTTAAGTAGTGTAACGCCCAACTGTTCTTTATAAACCCAAAAGTAATCCACTGTAAATTCGTAGCAGTTGTTTAATAAATTGTTGTAGATCATTGACTTACCCCTTTCTCTAAATTATAACCCAAAAGTTACATTTTTGTATTAAATTGAGAACCTATTTGTTACATTTTTGTAAAATTTTTGAAAAACATAGCCTGCACTTAGTGCTGGCCCAGACATAATTATTCTCTTTCTGTCTGTTTTTGATTTAATTCTATTAGGGTGTGACAAAGGATTAGTGAATAGCCATTCATCGTCATTTATTATACTGCGCCATAGTTCTAGATATGGATCTTTATTCATATTTGTATCTCGGGTTTGTTTCTTTGTCTAATTCGTAATGTGCTATTTCAACGTCTAATTCCAATTGTTTTCTCTCTAAGAACTGGCTTCTTTTTTTTATGGGAGGAAAGTTTTTCAATCTATCGCATAACAGTTTGATTAACTCCTTCTTTTGCTCAATAACAGATTGTTGGTCTTTCTCGTCTTTAAACTTAACTATTACCCAACCCTTAAAATCTTCTGCGATTGGATGAAATCGTTCTGCAATCCTAAACAAGGGGGAAATAGGAAGGGAAACTTTTTCTAGGGATACAGTTGTTTCTACTGTCCAGTACCCACTAAAGAAAGAGGAATGTAACTCTTTTATTTTTTCTGATACTACTAATGGTATCGAGTGGTCTGAAGTCCGAGATTGATACAATTGCTGTAATGGTATTCCAAAATTTTCAAGTGGTATCTTTATTTCAAAGCCTTTTGCCATTGCCACTGTCTCACTATATGTCATTAACCTTTTAAATTCTTCTTCTGTCACAATCCATTCTCCTCTTCTATTGCCTTATAATACCCGAGTCTATTTAATTCTTTTTCCACATCGTGATATAAGAACAAAAGTGATAGAAGTACGTCATTGGGAACTACTTCTTCTAGTTTAGGATCTGGAAGTATATAAACAGTTCGTGGATCAATACCTCCGTCAAGACCTACCGCTATTTGTTCTTCTAATACGTATTTGCCTGGAATTTCAGCCTTACGACATAGGGCATGAAAATACTCGTGAGCCAACGCCCTTAATGGCGAAATTATGTCACTAGAGGGACAAAGGTATATAAGATTTGTTTTTGATCCATGGCAATAAGCGTTATAGGCATGTACGCTACTTACAAGCTCTATATCTTTTCCCATTATCCTATTATGATGTTTCCTTAGTAACTCTAAGTCAGGAAGCTCTATTACCTTAATAGTATGTTTTTTTTCTATATACCGCTTAAGTTGATCGTATGTCAGAGGACTGGTTGTTATCGGCACTATTCGCTCCTTATTATTTGTCCATAAACCTCAGCCTTATCCCGTTGCGTCCAAACTTCGACATCTTCTATCTCGTCGAAGTATCTAACGGCACCGGTATTTCCTTTTTGGGATTCTAACTTCTTTATTTTTGGATTTGTGGCCACAGGATTTTTGCCGGATACTAATTTCCTTTTCTCTAAAAAGATATTCATATCCCATATCTCATTAGGGTAGGAAGTTAGGTATTGTATCATATTGATTAGTTTGTCCTCAATCAGGGGATGTTGAAATAACTCATAACCACGGCTATAGGCAATGAAGGCAACCCAGTTGTCGTCGGTAACCCATGTGTCACCGTAGTTAGCATAGGCCACTGCTAATTCCAGGGCCTTGGTTTTTGTAGGCCTGTCATTATACTCAAGAGTCATTAACTTTAACTTGGTGGTATAACACGCCCTAGCCTCATTTCGCTTAGTGTCTTCGTTCTTTATTATTAAATTAAAGCACCGGTCGTGGGTCTGGCTGTGTACGCTCTGTACACTTTGAATTGTTAACGTTAAAAACAATAGTGTTGTTAAAAATTTTTTCAAGGCCATGGTCCTCCTATAACTTAGTGGTAGTCGTAATAAATAGCCTCTGCCTCTTCTTTTTCTGGGTTTTTCTTGAATAATAGGTTAACCCAAGTGTTTCCAACTCTATTAAGTCCGTCTTCATTCTGCCACTCATTTATTAACGTAAAATTGCGTTTAGTAAATAACCGGATGTAGTCAGATGCTGGTCTAAGAATAAACAGCCTTCCGTTTTTATCTCTAAGATTTTCGTCTATTCCTTCTCTTTCAAGCGGCACACTTATTAATACATTTCCGTGATCAATTATATTTTCTTTTATAAAAGATACCATTTTGTTTACATCGTCACTGTCCAAATGCATTAAGACAGCAGAACATATAATGCCCTCAAATTCTCCGTTCATCCCAGGGGGAATTGCTGGCAGGAGCCTGGTAACTAACTTAGGGTTTTTGGAAATAGCAATGGCCCTTAGCTCATTACATGGCTCAATACCAACTGCGTTTATTTTTAAGTCCAATAACTTCAATAAATCACGGCCGGATGCTGCCCCAATATCTAAAACATTATCTCCCGGCTTGAAAATATATCCAAAGAATTTAGAAATTCCTCCTTGTACCCCTATATAATCAGCATATAACTTAACGGCGTTATTTTTATAATATTCTTGTGTTTGATTATCTAAAGTCATCCTGGGACTCCTCTTCTGTTAAAACTACATTTATAAACCGGCGAGTACTATAGAAATCAGATTCCTGCACTGCTAAAACAATGGGATGATTTCTTAGCTCTACTCCGTTCTCAAAGATATCAGAATACAATCCGTACTGTTCGTTATATTTATCGCCCCATATCCCCATGTGGAAAAATACAGCGGCGGCCAAAAGCGTTAACTTTTCTTGGTCCGTAATTAACGACCGAGCTATATCATAAATAGCTTCTCCGTTTTTCTGGGCATGTTCGTAGTCTGTGCGATATTTACTTTTTTCTTTATCCCAATAGAAACAATGGGGCATGTCATGAATGAGTGCTGCTGTTTTTAGAATTTGAATTTCTTCTTTTGATAAATGATATCTAGCTCCGGCCTGCCCGGACAACTTAAAGCATTTTCTATGATGCAATAACTTCCCGCCCTTACCTAGTTCGTCTTTAGGGTGATATTTCCCAGTGGTGCTTGCAGGTTGGTCAAAATAGAAATCAGGAGTTGCTTCGATTACGGCCTCTGCTACCTTTTTTAATTCTGCCCTAGTTCGCTTTTAAAATAACCTAGTTTGTCCATTGTCTTTTATTTCCTTTCCCTTGTTATGAGCTATATACTCAAGGACTTCTTTTAGTCCTAGTTTTGTCATGCAATAATCATAAAGCTGAGGATGTGTTTTTGACATTAATTCAAATTTATCAGGATTCTCGTATTTTAGGCCAAACATACAGAACATACAGCCAGTATGATTATAACCCTTATTATATATTTCTGATATATCCAATTTGTATGTATGTATGTATGTATGTATGTCAGATCTTGACCAGAAGCTAAGGGGTCTAGAAACTGGTCTTTCTAAAGCAAAAGCGTTACATCCGTTTTGGAGATACGAACTTTTCCTGAGACTAGAATCAGTATAGCGAGTTCCTACAAATGGCTTAAATCCTGTATCTCTTTCAAATGTTTTTGCTGGACCGGTTTTTAGCTTATCGCAACATTGATCACTGATTTTAAAAGGAGCAGTAATTAGATGTCTATAGCATTTAGATAACTTCCCAGTTTTTCCATTATTGTTTTTGCCAAAGAGGCGAGTATTTAAGAGATTATTTTCTTGCCAATAACTAGGTAATTCTTTAACTTTATGATTTATTATATAGCGCTGGATCTCATTTATTTTTGCAGAAACTTCTTTTGAGATAATAGGATAACCATATTGAGTAATAACCTGAGAAAAATTTATTTTGGGCTTCAGAAATATAACATTGTCTTTACTCTTTACAAATTCTCTTATCTCTGGATATTCAAGACCTGTGTCATTAAAGACAGCGGGGATAGAGCTGTCTACTTTTCTAACTAAATCCAATAGCACAGTAGAATCAAGGCCGCCACTAAAGGCTACGTAAAAACCTTTTCTTTTAAACTCTTTTTCTTGCAGCCAAATATTTTCCCACTCGGTCATCCACTGTTCTATTTTGCTAAGAGAGAGCTTTATCTTCAACTCGAAAGGAAGATTTTGTTTTTGTCTTAAAAACTTTTCTCTTAGCTCTTTATCCACTACCTCAAGCCTCAGTAGTTTCTATATTAAGATCATTTATTTCAATTACCTCATCAGGGACTTTCTGATCTACTTCTGTTGGGGTTTCGAGCTCAACCAATTGAGATATTAAAATTGATTTTGTGTTTTTCTTGAGCAACTCACATTTTATGCCGATTTCTCTGCCGATAACCTGAACGCACTTAATAGCTCTCTGTATCTGCTTATCGGTCTTTAGTGCCATGAGTTTATTACCTACGTTTTTAACTCTTTTTGCCTGTCTTGCAATTTTTGAATTTTGGGTTACTATCATCTTTATCTCCTTGTTCTCTGGTGTAAGTAACTAACTAACTGTTTTTTCAAAGGGAAGTGAATGTCGTTATTTAACTTTTTTTAAAAAAGAAGTACGAAACCCGCCAGAAAAAACTCTATCTAACATTACTACTTCGGTACCGCACCCTAGATTCCATGGCATAGAGGTACATTCAAAGACTTCGCCCTTGTGTTCTTCGGCCTCAGCGCCTTTAACTATTTGCACTTTATCGCCTACTTTTAGTCCGTTCGCCATAATATCCTCCTTTATGGTTTACGACAGGATTTTGTTCCTGGATTAAAATTCATACTATGCGCTATTGGTTTTTCGTTTTTGGCGCTATAGTATCTAACGGCTTCTCTTATAAGCTCGCTTCTAGTCCTTTGCTCTCTTTCTGCCAAGGCATCTACTTCTTTTAAGAAGTTATCTGTCATTGAAATTAAGACTCTTACCATCTAAAAGCTCCTTTCTCTTTATTGTTGTACGTCGTCTACATGTAATATTACTTTTGATTTAAGTTTGTTCAAAACCCTATGGCAATGGCAACGGTGAATTATAAAAGGATTATGGTCCGGCTTAAAGTTTTTAGGCATAGCTCTTTTTATTATTCTCTGAACTTGTCGGTATTCACGCCTGTTTAGTTTTTTAAAAGGGTCTTCCTCAAGGGATTCAATGTGGAAATCTTCTTTAAAGAGGAGGGCTATTTTATTTTTCATGTTTTCTACCCAAGAGATTGTATTCAGGATATTTTTTTAAAATGTATTCTTTTAAGTTATGTAAAAGGATATGGCCGTGCAATAGATCCTCATTGTTTTTAGTTTTCTCAATACAAAGGGAGATAATTCTTTGTACGTTGTTAATTTCTTTCAGCATTGTCCCATCTCTATGACTAACAGATATCTTTATTCTAGAAGGAAGGTGGTAGCCAAAATTAAGATCAGGGTCAACAAATAACTCTATATTTTTATGTTCTATTACGGTCATCTCTTTATCCACTTCCCTGTTCGGGACTAAAGGTGTTTCTATCTCGAAATATTTCTTACAAAATTCAGTCCGGCACACACGAAAAGATTCTTCTTTTTCTATGTCCCCTTCTGTCTTTAGTTCTTCTCCCGTCAGACCACATTCAGATCCAGGGGTTATCCATTTACCACAAGCATGGTTGCAATAATTGTCGTCGTCAACTACTATATCTTTTGTCAAATCTGTCAGAAACATATTTTGTAACCCTGTTTTAAATCCTACGTTTGGCATCTTAGCTCCTTTCTACTTAGATTGTATTGGCATAATTAACCCCATGGCATTATCAATACCGTTTATTACCACAAGTCCCTTGCTGTCTTTTTCTATGACAATTGGCGGTTTTAGTTTACTAAGTAATGGTATGGCATCGTCCATATTCTTATAACCATATAAATTTAGTAGGACTGGAGCAAGGTTAGAGTCTCCGAATATTATTTTGACTACTGCGTTTTTGTTTTTGCTATTTAGCACATTAAGTATTTGCAAGAGATAGTGAAGATTAAAAGCTATTTTAAAGCCCGGATCTATGCCCGTTTGATCAATGACACCCACTTGGGTGGTTGATGACACGTCTCTATTTTTGTCAGTGGCTATCAAGTTAACTACGTCATTGCCCGCAACTTCTAGTTTTGCCAAATTAGTTCTGGGGCTTATTGCTGGAGCTAATTGTTTTAGAGAGGCTATTAACTGACCGAGATCAAATAACATATACTTTTCTTGGTTGATTGGTATTAGCTTTTTATATACGGGGTAACGGCCTTCAATTAGTGGCGAAGATAGAAATACTCCAGGGGCTTCAAAGACTACTGAGTTATCGTCCATTATTCGTAGTCTAAGGTTAGTAACCGACGGGCCAGATCCACTGTCTTGAAGATCAAGGACTGACATTAATAGTTCTAAAAAAGCAACGGGCATAACTATATTACCTTTTAGTCGGTCACTCTCTTCCTTTTTGCTTCTAAAGGCAATAACTTCAGAAACGGGTACCGATGAAGTCATTAACCTGTTTCCATCGGTGGCTGCTAACTCTAAAGCCCCTTCCGTTTCGGCTAGTGACATACTTACTCCAGATAATATATTTCTGGGTTCAAAGGATGCGGCGGCCACTATTACTTTTTGTAGTTCTCGGCAATAAGCTAGAGGCTGGTTAATAACATACTCGCCAACTACTGACACGCTTTTTATCTCGACTATATTTTCTAATGTAGTCGCCGGAAGCTTGTAACTAGTTTTTGATGTTTTAATTGTAATTTGATCTGTTCCTATCTCTAGATCTACTCCACGGTCTTTTATAGCCTTGATAATTGGCAATAAGTCATCTATTTTAACCCCCAATGGGCCAAAATCGTGAATCATGTCCGCCTGGCTTAAAACCATTTTAGTTTCTAGTTTCTGGTTGTTACTGGCTAGTGTTATATTACCACCAAGAGCCCCAATGACAAACAATTGGTCATTAGCCTCCTTCTTTCCAAGTTCTGCAACGTACAGGGCTTTTATTGTAGTAAGTACCTTCTCGAAATACTTTTTCCCAATAGATAGTGTTTCCATAATCTTCTCCTTTTTCTATAAATTATTTAATGTGTTATTAAAGTTATTTCATTAATGTATACAATAACTTGTTCTCGATTGCCTCCATCTCTTCCGAGAGGTCGGTATTAGTTAAGATAATAACTATAACTTCTTCAAGAGCCACGTTGTCTTCTCTATTGACTCGAGTGTACTCGTCAGGAGAGTCCTGATCATCGTAATCATATCCTCTATGATAATATTCAATCACTTTATAGCTATTCTCAAAAAAGTTATATTCTATTTCCTTCCATTCCCGTGATTCTACTTTATCGTTTCCGTAGTCTCTTTCATCATACTTAAATAATTTAACTACGTTTTGTTTGGCTATTATAGAGCCTATAGTATTTTCTATTACTTTTGTAAAATCTTTTGGCAGGGGGCAAAGATCTTCGCAGACTATAAAAGTTCCAGGATATTAACAATCAAGCTTTTCTATTTCTAATAACTGTTCCTGGGAAAATTCACCTATTATTATGTCATTTTTTGTTATGTCAATAATGTTAGCAATGCGGTCTGACCCCTCTAGTTTTATTTGAGTTATAGCCTCATCCAATATATTAAACTTGGACGATATAATTCTTTGCTCTACTTTGTTCAAAGGTCTGGGTGATAACCAATATACTTTTTTCATGAACTTCTCCTTTCGCTTTATATTCTATGCCAACACACTTCCTTCTATTTGCTGCCCAGGATTAGGGTCTTTGCCTTCGAGGGCAAAAACCAAAACTAATGCCAGTAAACAACACAGGATTATAAACGATAGTAATACTTTTTTATACATAAATTTATTCCTGTTCTCGGTAAGTAACTTATATAATTATTATCTACTTTCTTATTTTTTAGAACCCTTTTTGTGGGTTTGTAAATATTAATTTTTGTTAACATTATTATAGATAAGGGGTTGAAATTCTAAAAAAAATGATTTATTATAAGATGTATCCAGAAACAAATTTAAATTTAAAACCGATGGACTAGGATGAGGAAAACAGTATATGCCTGTAGTTGGTCACCCAGACGATAACTGAATTTTTTATGCCTGCTCGGCTAGAGCTCGATAATACACTTATTTTTAAGAGATAAAATTTAATAATCGCCAAAAAGGCAAAAACGGAAGAGAGTCGAAAGGCTCTCTTTTAGCACTGGGTTTTTTAAAAAAAGCCGGGAACGGTTCCCGGCTAGTAATAATCAAGAGGATACTGTTAATTTTTTCTAAGCTTAGCCCTGACTGGTACTTCGCTGGGGTACACAACTTTTTGTCCATCACCCAACACCAGTGGAACGTTACGAATATCTCTAATCATTCTCTCTAGCCCTTCCGGTTCTAAACTGGCAGCTTGATCGCTCCCCCAAAGAGTTCGATCAAGAGTTATATGTCTTTCGACAGAACATGCCCCCATGGCAACGGCCATAACCGATGGCATAATACCTTTTTCGTGGCCAGAGTATCCAACTGGAACATTATATCGGGCTTTTAGCATGGCTATTGCTCTCAGGTTTATTTCTTCGTTTTTGCACGGATATGTTGAGGTACAGTGATAGAGCATGAACGGATGGTCACCAAGCAAGGCAACGGCATCGTCTATTTCCTGTAACGTACTCATTCCGGTACTTACCAAGAGAGGAACGTCTAAGTCTTTTAATTTACGTAGCAGCCTCATGTCTGTTAATGACGCACTAGCTACCTTAAAACATGGGCTAAAAAAATTACACAGAATGTCATCAACTGACCCTGTATCCCAACACGATGCAAACCACATCATTCCCAGCTCTTTACATAGGACGTCAATAGCATCATACGCTTCCAGGCTCAACTCAAGCCCTCTTTTTTGATCGCCATTTGTCGTTCCAAAAACAGATACTCTGGGGGCTGCTAACTCTTCAGCAGAGTACACGGCATCAACTGTACGTTTTTGGAATTTAACAGCGTCACACCCTGAGTTGTATGCCATGCGTACAAGTTTTTTTGCAGTTTCTAGATCTCCGTTGTGATTAATGCCTATTTCGGCCACAACGAAACATGGATGGCCATCGCCTACGAACTTGTTACCTATTTTAATACTACCCCTACTCATTTTCTGTACTCTCCTCATCTTTCTTCTTAACTCTTTTTACTAAAGACAAATCACCTTGATAACAAAAAAGGCCAATCATATATGGTTTAAAATAGTCTGGTTTATTTATTATTGAACAATCTTTGCATTCATTGGTATCTTTCTGGCAATAGTAACATGGTTCTTCTATAAATTCTTCTAGCCGTAGACCATTTTTGTCTATCGGCTCAGCATAAATATCCTGTTCGAATACTATATCAACAGGGTCATATCCACTGGCTTCAACGCCTAATTCAAAATCTGGATATTTATCAATAAGTGGTTGAAGGTCTTTTAATTTCATAGCCTTTCTTCCTCGTCTTTTTTAAAATTGCAATCACAATCAGAATAAGGACTATCGCAATGACATATTAACTTACAACAAGCGTTATCTGATGCCTTTGACTCTCCAGTTACGTGCTCGGTTTGTACTTTGTCTTGAATCTCAAGCGCCTTTCCTTTTTTACAAACTACCAATCCGTCTGTTATCTCTACGCTATCAAAGTGCTTTCTAAATTGAGCACACCACCAACTAAGTGGTTTTTGAATAGCATGTAACTCTACGTCTTTCCCCGTTACTTTGTCTTTGTCAGATCCCACAGCAATCCCGGCTATATACCAATCAGTAACTCTCGCTATTTCCCTTAGTGACTTATTTAGGTCATCAGGATGAACGTGCTCCATTACGTCAAAAGACGTAAGTAAATCTACTCTCGGTAATGGAATTCTGGTACTATCCCCTTTCATGAAACCAATATATGATTTGGGCAGGTTTTCGTCATTTTCTGGGACAAATACAGGATCGACGCCATAGACTATATGCTGAGGAAATAACGTTTTTATCCACCGACAAAAAACACCATAACCGCATCCTAAATCGGCCACTACCATTTGTTTCCTAGACTTAAGCACTTTTTTAAGAAACTTATAATGTTTCCGTGCATTATTATTACGTCCATAGTTTGTCTCACAACCTGCGTCAATAGCATTTTTAATGTCCTGATACTTTTTTAATTCATCTGGATGCATTATTCCTTTAACTCCCCTTCTTTTATGCCTTTGTACCGTTTTTCTAACTCTTCGTTAGTAACTCCCCTGTTTAGATTAAGGCAAATTCAACTCTTTTGCCAAGCCACTCATAAAATGGCTTTAATTCCTTAGAGCTACTAGCATTAAGATCTTTTGGGACTAAGTCCGATACCTGTAAATTCCAATTACCTTCTTTAAAACAAAACCTTTCTTCGGCATATTTACTGTAACAAGCAACCCATTCTTTGCCCTCAAAATAAGGCTTATCTATCTCAAAAATATCTACTATTTGTTTCTGAGTGTCATTCACTGCCTTTATTCTCCTTCTTTCACTTATGGTATTCGGGCACTAGATCCTCGCAGGAACCATAAATACGTACATATATTTGAATGATAACAATGCTCACTAGCTCTCCCTTTATATAATTTGCATCCATTGCACCTGGAGTAAAGGAAAAACGCATACGAACATATATTTGAATGATAACAATGCTCAGGGAGATTCCATATTCTAACACTTCTTTCTTTCTCTACGCATTCTTTGTTATAGAATTCACAATTTATACACAGAGCAAGATCTCTTTTTGTGTTTTCTGAGTCCAAATAAGTCATTTGTTATTTTGTGTCCTTCCTCAAAAAATTATCCAGTATATCAAGCGTCATATTGTTTTTAGTCTGGTGAGTATATATTTTTATACTACAGCACTTGGCCGTGTCCTCAAAGACGCCGAGTCGTCGGAGACAAGACAACAATAATACATTTTCTGAACTCAGATTATAGTCCTTAAACGAATTACTTTTTTTTACCTCTTTAACTTTATTTTTCTCATTTACTTCCAAAAGACCCCAACCCGGTAGTAATTCTTCTGGTTTGAGTAATCCAACTGGAGTAATATAATACCTTAAGTATCCAATACCCTTCTCGGGATATATTCTAAATCTTTTCTGTAAATCTTTCTTGTAATCAGTCCTACTAGTCTTAGCCTCAAGTAAAATACTATGTCCATACCTCCAGCCTATGGCGTCAGGTTGCTCGGCTATGGACGTGGTAGCCTCGCTGGTTACTACCGAACATCCCCTGCTAGACATTAGCCAATGCCTACCTACATCAATAAGCCAATTATGGGTATCGTGATTAGGTTTTTTTCTTGCTTTTGCAGGGTCTTGGTGGATGATGCACTTCTTAATTCCTTCCTTATTACTAGAGCACCAAGAGGTGAATTTACAGTCAGTACAAGCTTCCTCTAACCCAAATTTAAATTCTTCAACTAAATTATCTGGTCTCTTCATCTTATTATTTTTTATTACTGCCATCTAATTAGCCTCTCTCTCACATCTTTGATTATGTTTTTGACTAGCACAATTAAAGACCTTGCCATCAAAATCAATATACAATTTATTGCCAATCTTGATGCTTTTCAAGTTGTCTTTCTATTGATTCCATATTTGAATAAGTGATGAATGGCTTAGTACTGCATTTAGTGCTGCAATGTATACAATTTAGTTCACAACTATTAGTAACTTCCCAGTGTATATTTAGAACCATATAAAATTTCCCCTTACCCTATCCCCTTTTTATATTATTATACATGTATATAGTTATAAAACCAAGATGTATTTTACAAAAGTTTATGTTAAGAAATGTAAAACTTTTAGAATAGTAAATATTTATGTCTATTTTTGGCAAAACATGTGTTACAATATAAATAGGAGTGGAATAGGAGTGGAATATTAGGGCAATGAATGTCGACTTAAGTAGAAGATATTCGGGAAGCGAAATAGAGGATATCATCAGGGAAAGAGACCTTGATGGTCGCTTTCTTTATATAGAAAATTCTTATAACAGGGGCAAAATAAGATATAGATGCACTGGAAAAGATTTTAGGGGTTCTCAATGTACCTATCCCGCTACTCAATTAGGTGGATTTTGTATTAGACATACTCCCAGGATCAAGCCAATGTCGACCGCTGCTGTTATAGGCAAGGAGTTAACAGACGAAGACCAAGACCTGTTAGAAGAGCTTCAAGATCAACCACTTGAGATGAAGGCAAAACAGATTTTGGACTTTGCAATAGTAAAGATTGCAACGTCAGAGCGGATAAATAAAGAGCAAGGTTCTCCAATCATTAGGCAGTTAATAGCAGTTATAGACGATGAGCTCAGAGAAGGTAACATCTTATTTCCGACAGCAAAGGCACTAAAAGACGCTATTTACAATAGGAACATGGCAAATACGTGCAATTTGCTAAAAAACATTACGGCCTTGATTTCTGCAAATAAAGATTTTGATGAACTTACATTTATAAGAGAAAGTTATGGTCCTCTTCTTGACCTGATGATTAAGGTCTATAACATTTGGGCAGATGACGGTAATCCAAAAGCGCAGAGTGAAATCCTTCAGCGTATGGAAACTTATTTATACGACTATGAAAAAACGATGAGAGAGGTTTGTGCAAAATTCAACATAGATCCAACCTCTGATGTTATGCTCAATAACTATCCAGTGCATAAACCTAAGCTAGAGAACAAGGATTGTAATAAAGACATAGTAATAGGCGAGAGACCAGTAAATCCAGTTCCACATGATGTTATAAAAGAGGAAGAATAAAAAAGGGGTATTGGCCGTGATTGACAGATGGATAATTGGAAGCATTTTAAAACCCAGAGATAAAAAACCAGAGACATCTTTAATTAGATTTGATCTACTTAAGGTAAAAAGAACTAGAAGTAATCCTATAACCGATAAGGTAGTCTATGACTATAAATTCGATATTAGAGAGTATTACTTGGCGGCTGCCGTAACGGAAAAAGAAGCTAAGACCCATATTAAAAAAGAGAAAAGAGGAAAGATAGAATTCAATGCGATTAATGACCCCATCTTTTTCTTTCCAGATCCTATAACAGCACCCACCAGGAAAATTAAGATAGCAAATAACTTATACAAAGACCCAGAAACTAATTTATATCAATTTCCAACATCAAGAGGGGTTAGTTGTCGTATTAATCATGAAAACATTGATATGATTTATGAGCTCCTAATGCGGTTATTAAAAAAAGCACAAGAACTCATAAAAAAAAGACCCAAGTAGAGGGTCTAAGGAGTGCAAAAAACGACAAATTAAAATTAGCAATTAACAGCCAAAAGCCTTCTAATTCCGCTTGAAGAAAATCTATTCCCTCCCCGTGAAACGAGTCCGTTCTCAAAAAGTTTAGTACTTATTTTTTGAAGACTTAAACCTTCTTCCTTTAAGCGTTTAGCTATTTTAACCATATCGAGCTCTTGTTCGTTTGGGACTAGGCTATTACCGTCTCTCATAAGACCCATGGGTATATTTCCGTAAACCTCGCCCTTTGCTTTTTTATATTGTTGGGCGTCTGAGGTTTTTTCACTCAGGCTATCTCTTTCGTATTCAGCCACACAGCAATGAATGTTAAACATGAATCTTCCACTCGCAGTGGATGTATCTATATTCTCACTCAAAGAGGCAAATAAGATGTTATTCTTTTCGAGAATTTTGGCCCTTAAATACGTAAGGTCCTCAACAGATCTTGATATTCTGTCTAATTTATAGAGAACCAGAATATCAAATTCTTTTTTCTGAGCCCTTCTTATTATCTCTCTAACTCCATCTCTTTCCAAATTTTTTCCGGTTTCTGCTGGATCGGTTATTATTCCAATAATCTCCCATCCTTTTGCGAAGCAAAAGGCTTTTGTTCTGTCTAATTGATTATCTAAGCTAACACCTTCGTTAACCTGTTTCTGGGTAGAGACTCTGGTATAAATTAATGCCTTCATGTACACTCCTTTCTTTTAAAACGAAATAAGGGCAAGATAGGATTTGAACCTACGAAGTTTTCACAGCGATTTTGCAGATCGCTACCTTTAACCACTTGGATACTTGCCCAGACAATGGCGCTCTATGGACTATAATTGCCAGTTATTTACTCTCTAATCGAGATAATTTAGCGCCATACATGTAATATAACCGCTATCTTTAAAAAAAACAAGTATTTATCCTTTATATATTAATAAATTTTTACAAACAGTCTTCAAATGTTTAATTCAAAATGTTATAATAATTACATTATAGAGTTTGTAACGAAAGGGGAATCAACATGGCAGGGCAGAAAAAAGAATTCAATCCAATAGGTATGATACATGAGATCGAGGCCAAATATGGGACCTCCATGGCATTCGTAAAAACAGGGGTAAATCAGCTAAATACTGCATATGCCCTGCAAGCGGCTTTAGAAAAGAACCAGACGGTAAAAGAACTTACAGTAGAGGTCAAGGGTTTTGGTTTTGTTTTTGACACCAAAGCTGGTCTTCAGAGTTATATTAATACCCTAATTAAAAAGGGCAAAAAATATATTGGGATGAATGGCAGGGAAGCTCTTGAGCACTTTGATAAAATCAGAGAAGAGATAGATGCTTTAGTCAAGGAATATGACAACGAGGATAAAGACCAAGGTAAAAAAGGCAATGAATAACTTAAAATTTGGGGATATAGTAAAACAAAAACATACTAAAGAAAATGCTATATATATAGGGCATAAAAATAATAAAGAAATAAAAGTAATATGCCCTGGGGCTAAAAACGAGATAAATGTTATAACTTGGCTAGAGTCTGATATCGACGAGTACAAAAACTGTGGGTTTGATAGCTTTTAACTTGGTTTACTAGGCAGTGAAAAATTATAAGATTCAACAAAAACTACAACTAATATACGAGAGATTTCCAGAGCTGGGAAAGCTAACGTTATATACCTATCCGGTTTATAATGAAGCCGGAGTTTTGAAGTGTATAACAATATGTGTTGGTCCATACGATTTAGCAAGAGACTGTCTGCCTAGCTCAGAAATCAAAAAGGGGCATATTTCTTTAGTCAATTTACATACTGAACATGGCTTTGAGTTAACAACTGGGCAAATAGCCAGGGTACATGATTTTTTAAAGAGAATAAAGCAAATAATTCCGCCTGAAGACGAAGAGGGTTAGGTACGTGGCAGAAAAGAATGTATTTTTTTTGGGTTATGATAAGATATTAGAGAGAATAACGTCTAGGGATTTAAGTATAATAGCCAATGGGCATAACCTTATGGCGAAGGGTTATATGGGAGGGCCTGAGCTTAAAAATAAATACATTCAAAGATATTCTTATAATAAATACAATTTGGATTTTCTTGTTTCAAGAGGAGAGATAGATAACCTAGTTCAGTTTGGGGACTATAGTTATTATAATTCAGGTTGTAAATGCATTAAAATAATTGATAGTGATCCCCGATATAAGGGCAAGGCTGAAGATATTATAGCATGGCATTATATTTCTGGACAAAGGTACATAACACCAACTATGTATTTGACGACAGAAGATAAGGGCATAGAAATAATCTATCAAAAAAAGATAAGGATTAAGGACGTAGAAGGCATTGGGCATCTTGTATCCGAAGTAAACAACGCCAAATACGAAATGCTTAAAACGTTTTTACAGTTTTTAGCGTCTCGCATCAATATAATATATACCCGTGAATATGAAGGGGAGGTTGGTTCTGTCCGGGTAAAAAAGCAATCTTATGTCGAAACGGACAACGACAAACACCACAATATTCTACAGACTAATAGAATTAACTTTGAAAACAAGTCCTCTGAAATACAGTACCAAGTTGAGCACTTGACTACAGTTGGTGGCGCAGAATGCTATCTTTGTAATTCTGGGATAGAATATCATTTAAGGGTTTGGCAAGCAACTTCGTTCAGGAATATGAATTCAGAAAAATTATATGGCAATGGCCACGTTTTTAAAAATGATCAACAAGGTACTTACATTGTATGTGGCGATTGTGATATAATAAGATTAGAAAAAGTTCAGTTTGTAACAGAGAGAGAAAAACCAATTATTACGCCAGTTTTTGGACCAAAGGATATGTTCTTCTAAGACTGGAATAGAGAGGGGTAGGGGTAGGAATAGGGTATTAGCGACAAGTTTAATATTATATTAGCGGACCCGCCATGGCAGTACGAGAATGAGAGAAGACATGATCCTAAATTAGGGGGAATGCCTTATTCTACTATGCCGCTTAAAGAAATATGTGCATTGCCTGTTCAGGAAATTGCGGATAAGGATTGTCTTTTATTTTTGTGGGCAACTATGCCGAAATTGCCAGAGGCGTTAAAGGTTATTAACGCATGGGGATTTAGGTATACAACATGTGCTTTTGTGTGGGTAAAAGTCAACAAAAAAGGTAAAGTTTATCAGAATAAAAGAAATATCATAATAGAGAATGGTATTTATTCTGGACTGGGCAGTTGGACTAATGGTAATGCAGAACTTTGCCTGCTGGCAAAGAGGGGAAGGCCAAAAAGAAATCTTAAAAACGTAAAACAAATAACGCTGGCTCCGGTAGGGAGACATAGTACTAAGCCATTAATAGTTAGGCCCAAAATAGTTGACCTGTGTGGAGATCTTCCAAGGGTTGAGTTATTTGCTAGGGATAAAGTTAGTGACTGGCAGTGTTGGGGTAATGAGGTAGAATCAGATATAAAATTATAGCCATAAACTAAGGGCTAAGGGCTAAGGGTGCAAAAATAGATGGTTGGTAGGATTACTAAACAAAAGACTAAGCTTATAGAAAATAAAAAGCTTATTGATGCTCAAAAATCTGAGTTTTTGGACAAAAATGAGTATTGCCTAATAAACTACGCAGAAGATTTTAGGGTACTACAGAGAAAGAAAATGTCTTTGGGTCGTGACTGGGCTTATATAAGAGCTTGTCAAATGTTTTGTAATTTTGACCCAAAAGGAACTTATAATAAAGTACAAGAAGCTTATACCTCCTGGGAGACCACTAACGTTTTTGAGCCGGTTAATAACCTTCTTACTCCAGAAGCCGCAAGGGAATGGCTTGAAGAAAACAAAAAATTACCAAAAAATAAAGAATGTTGTTGGGAAAACGAAGGCAATAATATATGTAGGTATTCTAGGTCTAAAACATGTGGCATAGCGTGGGCCTATAGAGATGTCGCTATTAGAAAAAGTTCTCAAAGTCGTTTTTCTGAACTGGCCCTAACAGTTGCTTTTTATTTTAGTGATGTATTTCAATGGACTGGTGGCTATTATATGCCCACCGAAAAACATATAACCAAATGGGCTCCAGAGAGAATCGAGCAAAATTTTATTAAGACGACTCCAAGATATAAAAAAATATGCGACTATATCAGTACCAAAAACATTATAAAGTTTAATAACTTTAATTACTTATATCTATTTGGACTAAGTACAATTCCGATGTCATTTCCTCTTAATTTTTATGTTATAGACGAAATGGCGGAAGTAACTAATCTTGATTATGCATCGGCATGTGATGGACGTCTTAATGATAAGGACTGGGATGAAACTTTTAAACTAATAATATCTACTCCACGTATTCCAGGTAGGGATATTTGTGAGAAATATGAATCAGGGACAATGCACGGATGGCATGTTAGATGTAAAGGCTGTGGTTCTCTTGAGAATATTACATTCTTAACGCACATGAGCAAGGATGCTGGTAAGTTAGAAGATTACAATTTAAGATGTAGCAAATGTAATGCTATTATAAACAAAAATAGTGATGGGGTATGGATAGCTAAAAACCCAGACAATAAACTTAGACTAAGTTTGCAATATGAAAAAACATATACCGCAAAATCTAATCTCAGAGCCATGTACTTAGCTAGTCAGTCAACAAGTTTATCTGATATCCAGAAATTTTATTGGCACGATTTAGGCCTGCCATATACTCCAGAGGGTACGGAAATAACTGAGGCAATGATTAAATCATGCCCAAAATACAATCCCAGCACCTATTCTAAATTAGGTATAAGAACGGCTGGGGTTGATGTTGGTAATACGTGGTTTGATATTAGGGTAAGTGACCAATATTTAGGAAAAAAATACGTTATTTATAGTGGAAAGTTAAAATATCCAGAAGAAAACCAAGTCCATGGCAGTATAGCATGGCAGGAACTTGACAATCTTTTATTTAATGTCTTTGGATGCGATATAGTTATAGTCGACCACGAACCAAGGGTTAAGGAAGCTAGAAGGTTTGCAGCAAAAAGACATGGCAAAGTGTTTAGATGTAAGTTTGCTAATGGCAAAGTAGAACCCGTTCTCAGTGGTGGTAAAAACACAAAAGATCTTAATAAAAATTTCTTAGTGGGAATAGATAGGACGGCGTTGTTGAATGAAGTCCAGTATCAGATATCAGGCAAGAGATATGTTTATCCTGAAAGATTTTTTGCAGATGATTCTCAGATAGAGAATTTCATACAGGACCCTACTCGATACCTAAATCATCTTACAGCCCTTCACCGTGCAACAGTAGAACACGAAGTAAAATCGAATGGTATAGTTATATACACAGAACCAAGGCTTGAATGGGTACAAAAAGGATCGGCAGAAGATCACCAATTTTTGGCCGAGGCCTATGACACCCTGTGTGGATTATTGTATTTAAAAAAACCGGGCATTGTCAGCAGAACAAATTCTGAAAAGGAAGAGATCAAACATGAAATAGAATTTCTTCAGGATAGTTTGACAAGAGCCATGAAGGAGTTAGAAGTCAATGACTAATGTAAAAAGATTAATGAAGGATTTAAGGGGTAATAACTTCTTTAAATGGGGTCCCTTACAAAAGTTATTTAATACAGAAGAAACTAATCTTAAAGTTTTAGAGTATGCAAATGCATTAAGCAGGTATGCAAGTAAGGCTAAAGAAGCACAGTATGTAGATATACTGATAAAAAAACTGAACTCAGATAAATTTGACGACTTTGAATATAGCCCTAGTCTTGAAAACATTTATAAGAGCAAGGATAAGGACAAACTTGACATTATAAAAGGGACTAAAGTTTTTAACAGATTTGCCATAAGAAGTAAGACAGTTACTTTATACCTAAGCCATAATACTATAAAAAAAATGTTAGAAGCTCATAGATTAGAATTACACGAAGAATTATTAGAGTTAGAGAAGAGGTTTGAAGCTTATAATGAGAAATTTGAAGAATTCCATTTCTAATATATCTAATTTTGTTAGTAGTTCTATTCTGGCAAAAGCATTGACTATGGATATGGCAAGAAATGAAAAAATAAAATTAGAATTCCAAGAAAAAATGGCAAAAATGAATATACCATTGCATCCCCGTACAATGCATTCTAATAAGGCTAATTCTTTCATAGATGTCACTGCCGGAAGTAAGTTAATGGATATGCATAAAATAACCAGCCTGAGAACAGATTGGTTATTATGTTATTATTACTTAGTTAAGAACGACCTTATCCGGTGCGTTTACGAGATAATAAGTCGTGAAGTTGGACAAATGGAATACGTCGTTAAAAGAACAGACGGCAAGGTTCTTAAAAACGACAGGATGCAAAAACTATTACAACGTAAGCTTCAACAAGTAGATTTCCAATCACTCATGGCAGAGGCCATTCCATGGGCAGCTATATTTGGTAACGGGCTTATAAGAATAAATAGAACAAAAATAGGGTCAGTTGATAGCTTTGATAATATATCTTGGTTGTCTATCACCCCGGTTATAGATGGAATGACTACCAAGTTAAAAGGATTTACGTACCTGGACGGGGCCAAAATATATACGTTGGATTTAGATGATTGTATAAGGATACTTCCTTATGCAAGAGATCCTGGGAACACTGATTTCGGACTACCTAGGATATGTGCGTGCAAAGACAGTTTGGGAATTACTGACGAGTGGTATAGTCACTTAACTATATTGTTACGTAACGGAAATCATGATGGAACCATCATTAACTTTAAGTCCAGTGAGCAAACAGATCAAGGCGCATTAGATGAGGTAATGGATCAAACCGAATCCGACATAAATAGTAAAGAGAATGTAGGCAAGGCCTCTGTTCTCAAGGATGCAGAGATTCATACGGCAGCTACCAATAATGCAACACCCTTTGGAGAAGTACCTGATATAACTGCAAAACAAGTATCAAGAACATTCTTAATACCAGAAGAAGAAATAAACATAGCAAAAAGTGGTCAACTTGGATCTAATAGAGCCACTAGCGATAAAGATAGATTAGATTCTTCTATCCTCAGCAATTATGTAAAGCCAGCCCTGAGATGTGTTAATAAAAAATGGCTACAAGAAGAGGGTGGAATCTACGACTATTATATAGCTCCGGCAAGAGACATAGTTCCAGTTGGACTTGATAGAAGTAGAGCTATAAGTACAATGTGGAGAGACGGAATGATTACTTTTGCAGAGGCTAGAACCCTAGCTGGATTAAAGATAACAGACGGAGACGATAGAAATAATAAATATTATTTAGATCTTCAACCAGATACAGATCCTTTAACAGATACAACACCAGGTACAGATAATACGGACGGAGAAAGCAATGGACAGAGAAGGAGAAGCTAATGGCAGGAAACAAGAACAAGGGCAAGGACAAAAATCAGAAAAAGAGCAATGGGCAAAAACCTACACAGACCAAAGCAAATCAGAAGCAAAAAAAAGGAAGATAGCAAGCGGCGTTATGTTTCAAACAAAATAAATCAATAGCGATAAAACAAAGGAGATTAATATGCCAAGGGCAACCCCAGAACAGTATAAACTTATTCAACAAAATTGTCTTCTAGATGAAAGTATTCCCATAGAAAATGTCTATGTTTTTAAACGCAGGGCATGTGACAATCTTCTTGACAGACACATGCAAGTCCTGAGCCATAAAGCCCTACAGACCATGGCAGCCACAATGAAGGACAATGCCGCCTTAATTAGCCACTGGGGTTATTATGGAGCTCCATGGGGAAGGATTTTTGATTCTAAGACGGTAATAGATAAATCACAAGGCAAAGGTTATAACCAAGAGCCAGATGCACCTCCATACGAGTATTGCGAGGCCCTTGAATACACAGTGTTAACGGACGAAAACAAAAGTTTTATTACGTTAATGGACGCAGGAATAGACTATAAAGTTTCTGTAGGCTTTAGTTATACCCTTGATGACCTGATGTGTTCAATATGTGGCGAACCTATTTTGTGCCGTGATTCTGACGGGAATTTCTTATGTCCTCATATGCCTGGAAGAGAATACGACGAAGGCATGTGTTATATGATATTTGACGACATAAAAGAAAACCTTGAACTTTCTAACGTGGCTATTCCCGCTCAACCAAGAGCCGGTAGTTTGAAGGCATTTGATGGCAGTCAACAACAAAACATGGGTAGTGATCAAAAAAACATAGGCTCAAAAAAAATACTTACAGCCAACGAGGCATTAAATAAAAAAGTGGTAATAGAGAATAAGGATTTTTATGAAATTCAGGATTCCTTGTTTGAGATTAAGGAGAAGTCAATGACAGCAAAACCAGTAGGAGAAAACAATGGGATGCAAGAAACCAAAACCGAAGCCGAAAAAAAATTAGAGGCCGAACAAGCGGCCAAAGACTTGGCCGATAAAGAGGCTAAGGACTTAGAAGAAAAAAACAAAAAGGACAAACTTCTTCAAGAGAAGAAAGAAGAAGAGGAAGCGGCTAAAAAAGATGCTAAGGAGCTAAAGGAATCAGTTGAAGCCCTTCAGAAAAAAATGGAAGAAATGAGTACTGAAATAACTAAAGGCTCTGCAACCGCTGAATCATTTAAGGCTATTACCGATAGAGTAGAAGCCGCAGAAAAAGCGCTTGAAGCCCTTCAAAAAGCTTTAAACGAACAGAGTACAGAACTTAAGCTTTTAACAGTTGCAAAAGAAAAGGGAACACCTGCCCACGCCATAGTATCGGAAGGTTTAAAACTTACTGAGTCAGCTCAGGAAAATTTAATCAATTTTACTTTAGATTTAGATGGAGAATAGACAATGACTAATTTAAACACAATGCCAACCCCGGGCTTAATCAGCAAGACACTTTCTAGTGCTGCTATCTTTCAAAAAGACGAGGATTTCAATATCGCTAAAAAATCCGCTAAAAGCGTATTGTCCGGCAAAGAAGAAATTGCAGTATTTAAGTCTCTTATGGGCACTAAATCAGAATTAATCTCTGACGAAAAAGTGAAAGCCACAATGAAAGCATTGGCCTCCATAGATTCAGTGGCCAATATCATTAACAATATGAGAGACGAAAGAGTTGGGGATAAAACTATTTCGGTATTTAAAGAATTTATTGGTCAGTCCGTTAATAAAGATTTTAATATCGGATCAACCGCCCAAATTAGAATTATAGACGTAAGTCATGCTTTTGTAAGTATTACCACTGATCAAACACCATTTTTAGATACATTGCCTGGTTTAGCACCAGTAATGTGCCAAGATCTTAGAACTAAATGGTTTGAAGACAACTATCCAGCATCTACAAAAGATGCATTCTTCAACCCAAACAGAGGGCCAAAAGACAGTGACGCTGTACAAGCTGAAAAAACCAATACTATAGGCTTCTTCGGAAGTGCCAATAGAATTGGAAACGTAGCAGAAAGCTTGAGACTTAACATGGGTTATCAGCCGGAAGCTGAGATGGCAGTTATTAGAAAGTATAATTATCTGCGTAGAGTAAGAGACGAAGCAACCTTAGATTGTACAGAAAATGCAGTAGGCCCTATCTATACCCCAGCTGGTGTAATCCAACAAATGACAAACTTAGTTGTGGGTCATGCGGATATCACCGAGGCTGTATTTAACGACAATATTTTACTGCCTATTACATCAAAATACGGTAGATCCCCTTACGTTTTAGCTACGAGCTCAGGCGCTCAAATTACTAAGATAGATGACATCTTAAAAACAAAAGCACCTGGCAGAAACCAGACCGAATTATATACCGGTCCAATCCAAGGTCGCATAGGAACAGTTCCTTTCTCTACATTCTTTATCGCCCGTAGCGGACAAATAATTCCAGTTATTTACTTAGAAGGATGTGCAGCTCTAGCTAACGCCGCCTTATTATATATTCCTGGAGGAATTCAACCTGTATCTATGAACCTTCCAACATTTGGTGGTGGAGTAGGTCCTTTCGCTATAGTTAGTATAGATTCTGATGGATGGGCAACCCTCCACCAAGTATTCGATACCATGTCTACTCAAGTAAGAGACCAAATTAAAATGGCTTTAATCTCAGGCCTCAACTAAAACTAAAAGCAGCAGATAAAAGCTAAAAAAATTAAACAAAAAGCAAAACAATACTAAATTACAAAAGGAGTAAAATACAATGGTTAATAGCGATTTAAGAATTGTGGGTTCTTCCCACACCCACGTTAAGGAAGGCATGAATGTAAGTCCGGGGGCCGGACTTACATTAAATATCAGCGAAGGAGTCGTTGATGTAAAACATAGTGCAGGCCCTAAATACGTTGCAGCAGATACAAGTATTGCTGTAGCTGCCCCTGCCGGATCAGGAAACGTAGTTAGAAACTATTTACGTATGTTAAATAGTGCGCCTGGAACATATTCAGTCTTCAGAACAGCAGAAGGCGTTGCTATTACCGCCCTAGATTTAGCTGGAGCGTTCATGGACGCAGATGTAAATGCTGTAAATGGCGACGGAGAAAACCATTATTTATACACATACCTTGGTTATTGCGATGTAGCTTTTGGCGATGTTGCAGTAGACAGTGCTAAAACATACGTATGTAAACCTGTATTAACCGTAGGCGTATAATACGATAATTGAAGTATGGGCTGGATTTTTATCCAGCTCCATACTACTGAGATATTTACTAAATATAAATATAATGGGGAAAGTATAATGACAACTACACCAAGACCTATTTTTGATCTATCTGATTCTTCGGAGCAGACTGATTTTAGCGATAGAATATCAGCTTATGACTATTATTCTACTTATGGCGTATTGTCACTTAATGTCCTTCAGACTGTCATTAATCAAGCAAGCATCAGAATATATAAATATACTAGACTATGGCCAAAGGCTGTGGGTCAAACTATTCTTGTCCCGATAAATCCTGATTCAGGAGCGGGCTGGATTGGTCACAAATACCCAAGTAATTTGACGAGTATATCTACTACCGATCTAAATTTTGCTGGCGTTAACATGGCAACTGATATAGTTGATTTATATCCTAACGGCAAAATTAAATTTAGATCCGGTGTATGGTCAAACCAGAAGGGTTGTATGATATACCCCACGTCAGTAACCGTCGTGCTTGATTATGGATTTGTTTTTAGCGACATGCCCATTACGTTTAAGGACGTGTGCATAGAACTTGTATTACATTATCTATTAAAGAGAAAAGATCAGGCTAGAATTGAATTAGAAACAATGTCTCAAGCCCAAATAACTCAAAGATATAGAAAGCATGAAGTAGTTGAGCAATCAATACTTAGTGCATTAAGGTAGGGTAGTTTTATGCACATACTACAGTCTAGTGAAAACCTATATTTATACGATGTATATAAATGCATTGATGACCTGGTAGCAGACGCAAAGGCATTTAACGTAGAGAATTATGTTATAACCCTAAAAGGGAATTTGCCTGAGCAATTTAAGAAAATGAACGAAGCACGGGGCATGATGCAAAATCAAAAAGAAACTTATCAAATAATCCTTAACGATCCTCTGGCCCTTGATGAAAAATATTTGGTAAAGAGAAAGGACAACGGTCAAAGGTTTAAAATAATCAGCGACCCAAAACCTTTTAATGGCTCACATCAAGTTACATTGGTAGTAGAGGAGGTGGTATAGGATGATAACAAGAGCAGTCTTTAAAATACTGGAAGTGGACGAGACTGATATATTAGCCGCCACGGCCATAACTAAACTTCAAGCAAAATATCCTTCTTTTACTTCATCCGGGTTAGAAGATTATCATTATCAAAGTCTAAGAACCCTGTGTAAAGAAACGTCAGGAAACGTCGACCCCAATGGTAATAAAATATGGGCAGAAAAACATATAAAATATTTTCAAAAAAAGGACAAGGCTGAAGAAAATAACTTGCAAAAAACTGATCTGCCTATAATTATTATAGATTGCCCGGATTGTAAATTGGCATCTAATAGCGGATGGCATGAAGGAAGAGTGACAATAGACGTATACACTGACGCCATGGCAGATACATCTCAATTAGTAGCAAGCATAGTTAATAGGATTAAGAGCATATTTATATGTAATCCAGCCTATACCTGCTCTACGGTACGTAAGTTTGAGAATCCTGTCAAGGGAATGGAGTCTATAACCATAAATCCAGTAGAGATTCAGGATAACAGTTCTTGGAATCACAGAAAACTTATTTGCGAATTTAATATGCAAATATACGAGGTAGTTCAGTAGCTCATGAAAAATTTCAAAAACGAAAAAATATTTGTTGGCAAAAATTATGCGGGGTTCCAAATATCTACGCCCTATGGTCTTTTGGACATAGACTCTGATGGTTGTTATCATCCAGAATCAGGTTTTAAAATAGATAACTATAATAATAGAATACATGACGAGTATCATATCTATCAAATAGTTGCGTACCTGATTAAGAGCGTAGTTCCAGAAGCTGAAAGATTAAGACTTATGCCAAAGCCAAAAATACTCAATAGAATATACGACTAACTAGAACTAGGACTAGGAAAAGGAGAAACCTAAAAATGACAATGCAGAACCAAGCAATTCCGGGCGGCGGAAACATATTTTATTATACACCAGATGCCACCCCTTTAACACCACCTGCCGACTTGGCAAGTGCTACTATTACAGACCTAACAACTGATCCTGACAAAGAAAGACCAGGAGTAAGACTAGCCGATGGGGACGTTGTTACGGTAGAATTAGCTTATTTGGGAATGGATACTCTTCATGGCGGGTTGGCTATTACCGCTAAAAACAATCCAGTAAGCCACACACTAGGTACAGGTGCAAAAGGAATACTACTTAATAATGTTATTATGCCAGCAAAAGTACTTGGCGTAATAGTATTTATTAACGGCCAAGCTTCAGTTTTCTTCCCACAGTTACCAGCAAACAGAGCTGCACAAACTCAAAGTACACCTGATATCCCAGTGTATTACAAAGCATCTAGTAACGCCCTGTTAGCCGCTGACGTAGCTGCAAAAGCATTATACTCTGTAAATGCCTACGGAATCAAAAGAAATTCATTACCTGACACAACCGACGAAACTCAAAAAGTCAACGCCAAACAAAAAGTAACAATGACACCAGCCCACTCTGGTGACTATGACGTAGTGTCTGGTGTAAATATTAGTTTCACATCCAAACTCATTGGGCACGACGACTATGCCATGGCGTTAGTAAACGGTGCACTATATACCAATTTGGCTGGTGTTAAAACAAAGTGGGAAGGCTTCGCTGGAGCCGGTATTGCTAAATACTTGCCACTAGAAGTACATCTTCCATCTGGTGACTCTGGTAAAGTAGATGTTTATTTTATCCCTTGTGCCGAATGCGAAACAACTGACAGCACAATAGGTGGTGGAAAAACAGCTAAACCTGAAGTTCCAATTACAATCAAACAAGTCCCTGATGACTTGTTAAACGAACTACAATCTGTAGTTTGTCAACAGTACTAAAAAGTACCCCTTTTCTCTGCGGTAGTCTATAACATAGGTGACTACCGCTTTTTTTGTTGCTCTTTTTTCGCCAAATAAAAAAATCCATACCCTTGTAAGGATATGGGGGATGAAATGTTTCTTTTTATTGCTCTGTGTTCGATTACCGTTAATAAAAGATGGGCCGAGAGACACACACATTAGTCAAGGAGGAATTTGTAGCCCATCGAAGGATTAAAAAAATGAAATTTCGATTCTTTTACTATAGCATATACCCCCAAAGTATTACAAGTCCCTAAAAATAAAATTTACAAAAGTTAATAACATGAACTATTTTCTAGGCTCATGGGTTATAATTAGAAATAATACATTTGGGGTACTTAATAGGAAAAGGATAATAAAAAGATGATGACTAATCCATTTAGGGATAAGATTTTTGAGAAAAAGGAATTGCCTCCGGCTGTACAACAACTTAGAACAGAAATAGCTTCTTGTCAAGATAAGAGAGTTAAAGAACTTAGCAGCTGGACAGATGTAAGTTTTATAAATCTTGATACACTAAGACCCGATAAAAGATTATGGCTTACTAGGAGCATGATAGAAGCAAATAGTATTAAACCAATAACGCTGCCATTAGATTTTAAAAGAGCATACTGTTGCATAAATAAGTGGGTCCATATTGCCGAGTTCTTAAATCTAGAGCAACTAGATTCTGAAGAGGATTACAGAAAATATTTAATAAATATCTCTTGTGGATTAAGTCGTCATATAATAAATCATACTATAATGAAAAAAAGTAACTTAGGCCCTCTTTATGGATCAAAACATTGTGCGGTTGTTAAACAAACAATCCCTACGCTAAATGTTATAAAAATAGAGGAATATGGGGAAGCGTTATTGACCATGGACCTAATCTACGGGGTATGTAAGTTATGGTAGATGTTGTGTTATTTATTATATCAGCAACTATAATTTATATAGTTGTGTTCACGGTTATGGGCTTAGTCATGAGATATGTAGACAATAAAAGGAGATAGTTAATGGAACACCTATCAGTGCAATTAGATACTGTAATCGAATCACTTAGAACTGTTATTCTTCTCGTATCTATTATTATTGGATGGGGATTAGGAACTGCTGTTTTTAATAAAACAAAGTAAAGGAGGTCTTTTCATGTCAGAGACAAAATTAAGAAGCGTCAGGCTTGATGCTAGGTTTAAGAGGTGGTTAACAACCTTATTAAAACAAAAAGTAGAGGTCGAGGTTAATACAAAAAAGAAAGAAGTTAGTCAACAGATATACGATATGGTTAACGAAAAATTAAAACTACTTATTCCAGAAGAAGATAGGCTGGTTTTAGAAAAATGGAAAGTAAACAAATCTCAATATTCAATATATTTTAATGTAGAAGGCAAGAAAGAACAAGTCTTTTTATACAATGAGAGGAGTATTACATTTCCATCTTCTTTACATGACGATTTACTACCCAAGATGACAAAGATTGAGTTATCGGTTATTCGTTCATTAGAAAAAGAAAGGAAAGAGTTAGAAGATTTCTACCTATCTAAGGCTAGACAAATAGAAAGAACTATAAAACAATTTACGAGTTCTAATAAGTTATTGGAGACACTTCCAGAACTAAAACCATTAGTAGAAGGCTATTATGACTTTAGTTCTCCTAAGAAAGAAATAAAAGGAACAAAAACCCAGAACAAAGAAGGCATTGAATATATTAAAAAAATCTTAAATAACGAAATACTGTTGTTAACAACCAAGCAGGAGCCGGCCCTTGGCAATAACACCTAAAAAAAAGAAATACAAAAGAAAAAAAGTTAAATACTATAAGCGCAAGGCCAATGCCAAGCAAAAAAAACAAGAGCTAAAGGCAAGGGGCTGGCTTATGGCTAAATATACCATGCACATCCCCACCCAAAATTATTTGCTTTTATCCGGTCTCTTGCCTGAATTGTTTTTTACTTACTACCTATTTTATCAAATGATTTACAACTCAAGCAAGAGGATAATATCTGGGCATATCCTTCACAGGCTGTGGGATATTGAGTTTCTGATAGATTTCGAGTTAATAACCAATATAATATCTATTTTTATTACCGACGAGCCAATTAATCCGCCAGAACCAAAGAAGTCAAGGGCCAAAATTAGCTTTAAACTTGACCACTCTTTTATATCTTTCTGGGGAATAGGATCTAGAATTGTTAGCGTTATACTACCTATGCCTGATTATTATAAGGCTAGTAAGTTACTAGACAAATTAGGAAAGGACAGGCTTAAATGACTATAATAAAGAATATAACCAATTTTCTGGATTTTATATCTTCAAATATAGAGATAGAAGATGACAATATTTGTGATAGATCCTGTTCTTTTTTAGAAATGATTGATGATCTATATTGGGACTGTCCCTTTTCTGATAAATCGGACGAAATGGGAGAGTTTGACAACCCCAAGAGATGTAAATTTTGTAAAGATACCTTTGATAAAGGAGAATAGATATGAAAAATCAACTTAATCTTCCGTTTATAGACCCCCTATTCCTAATTAAAGGCAAGGGAAGGGAACTTACTAAAAAAGAAGCAGATCAAGTTATTAAATATCTTCATGATAGCGTTAGTATTAATGATAAAATTTCTTTTGCTTTTGACCAGCTTATAATTAAGATGGAAAGACTTATATCTTTGATAGATAGAAAAAAGAGGCCAACACTTAAAAACTTAGGAGGAAGCCATGGCAGAAACACTTAATTGGATACCTGGATTTATAACTTTAATTTTTATTATTAAAATAATTGCCACTATATTTTATATAGCGTTGGGTACTGGCTTAGGTTTTATGGTTATAAACTATTTAAGAGTTAGTAGGGTATATAATAAAGTAATCAACGAGACAGTCCCAGTCTCTTGTTTTTACTGCGGACACAAGGATATAATAAAAGCCATGGAATTAGATGCCTTGGCCCATGGCTATATATGCGATGGACGTAGAGTTATTATAAACAAAGTAAGAGAGGAGAGGGCTCGTGATAAAGGAATGGAGAGATCAAACAGCAAGGAAGATAATAACCTATGATCCACTTAAACCAAGTGGTTGTATAGTTATTAAGTTTTTTGATTATCAAAATGAGGTGGCTATATCTTCGGCCTCAAAACTAGAGTCTGACGATGCTTATTATAGAAACATAGAGGCCAATCTTTCCGAGTTTTTTCAAAAGACATCCCCTTACGAAATAGACAAAGGAGAAGAGAAGGTTAATGAACAAGACAGGTATTGAATGGACCATGGGTCCAAATGGAGAACAGGGATATACTTTTAATCCGGTAACGGGCTGCGAGCACCGATGCTCTTATTGCTACGGGTTCGACCTATCAGAAACAAGACTAAGTGGAATATATCCGTGGGGATATGAGCCTACTTTGTGGTTAGACAAGTTCAGCAAGAAACCACCAAAAAAACCTTGTAAAATATTCCTAGGCTCCATGGCAGACGTTTTTGGAGACTGGCAGTGGAGATTATGGTCAGAGGATATAGAAGGAGAAGCTTATTACCCTGCTGACAAAGTTAGGAAAATGGTTTTAGATTATTGTAAAAAATATCCACAGCATACTTTTATTTTGCTCACCAAAAACCCGAAGGGTATGTTAGATTATGTCTTCCCTGACAATTGTTGGACAGGTGTCACAATAACAAAGACTGAAGATCTTGATCGGATGCATATACTATCACGGGTCAAGTGTAAAACTAAGTTTGTGAGTTTTGAGCCCATCCTTGAGCGGTTAGCTTTTAGTGAAGATGACGAAAAGATACTTAAACTTTGTATTGACTGGGCTATTATAGGAACGTTAAAGGGTCTGAAGAAAGACGATTATAATGCTATAGCCATCAGAGAGGCTATTGACGAACTTATATCTGGTATCAGGTTATATGATATTCCCTTGTTTTTAAAGGACTCTGTTTTTAAGATAATACCAGATATGTTCAGGTTTAGAGAATTTCCAGGGGAGGAAGTGAGCTTTGGCAAAAATGTCATTTAAGGATTGGTTAGAATCTCTTCACAAAAAGGATGAGACATTTGCCTATAGTCTTAAAATAGAAAAATCATTTTTTAGTAACGGAAAAGGTGGCCAGAATGTTAATAGGCACCTGAACGGGGTAAGGTTATATCACAGGGAATCAAAAATAATGGTAAGTATTCATGACGAAAGGTCTATAATCCAGAATGCCGAAAAGGCTGTGAAAGAAATGAGCTTGAGACTAACTAAATACTATTCTGACAAGGCCAAAATCCATTTTCGAGAACAAACAGTCCCTCTGGGTGATAAGATAAGAACCTATAACGAAAAAAGAGGACAGTGCACAGATAACAGAACAAATAAGACTTATCAACTGGATAAGAATTGTACATTAGATCCCGGGGTGTTAGACGCCTGTATAAAAGACAATATAATGACAGGAAGAGGTAGCTAGATGCCAACAGAACTTTTTAAGGTTGATGATCTTTATAGGATTAATAGCTTAAAGGATAGAATAGGAGACCAACAAAGGAAGTTGGAAATTAATAAAAACAAAAGAAAAGAACTCAATCAATTAATACTTGACGCTGAAAACAATATTAAACAGTTAGAAGACGAGATAAAAGCTTTAGTTATCATTCAGGAGTAAATAACATGGCAAAAAATAAACTAGAACAAGCAAGGGCCTATGTCAAGTTGGGTGATGATCTAATTGCAAGCTATAAGTATTGGAAGTCTCAGGTTGAGTTCCTGAAGGATAAATTAAAGAGAGTAGATGATCATCCTTTTTTTGAGCCTAATATTTTCATGCTAAAATTTTTCCAAGGACAAGTAGAAGAGAAGGGTTGTATTGATTGTACAATAAAAAATCTCGGTCCTTTTGGAGATGAGCTACATAATTTAATTCGTTTGCACTACGATCCCTTATGTAAACTCATGAAATCAGCGATAGACCTCAAACTTCAAGAGGCTATAAAGAACATGGAGAGTGACAGGGATAGACTAATTAGGAATTACGAGGTTGACATTAATGGGATATGAAGAAAAGATACGGTCAAAGCTTGATGCTATAGAAAAACTAATAGGCAAAAGACCAAAGGTGCATGGAGCAAGAAGAGACGTAGGCGGTAAAGAAGTTATACTCAGGACTATAACTATTGGCGATACTATGCCATGGTTTTACACGGAGACAGACGCAGGTGTATTTGCTTGGCTAAGAGGATTTGAAGAAGCAGTGGAAAGAGAAAGAAGAAATAGGGGTAGTTAGATGCAAGACAAAAAAATTGTAGCAATAATTCCAGCAAGAGGCGGAAGTAAGGGTATTTATAAAAAGAATATTAGATTGGTTAATGGCCGGCCTCTTATTTATTACCAGATTGATGCCGCACTTAAATCTAAGTACATATCAGAAGTTGTGGTATCTACTGACTGCGATCTAATAGCTGATGTTGTACATAACTATCCTGACCAAAGCAGACTTAGTGTTGTATGGCGTCATTCTAGTGAGTCTGATGATTATGCTAGATCTGAGGCTGCACTAAAGACAGTTTGCAGCGTATATGAAAACTCATTAAGAATTATAATTGATATAATAGTTTTTCTACAAGCCACTAGTCCTTTGAATAGAACCGAGTATATTGATAAGGCTATTGAAAAAGTATTAACAGAAGAAGTTGATTCATGTTGTATGACGACAGAAGATTTTGGTTTTTATATTAATACCCAAGAAATAATTGACCGGCCACGCAGACAGGATTCTACCCCCGCCATAAGAGAATGTGGAAACGGATGGGTAATGACAAGAGAATCTTTGTTTATAAATGATAACAGATTAGATAATAGGTTAGGAAGAGGATATGGTTATATCCTTATCCCCAAAGAGGATGCATTAGACATTGATTCCCTTGCTGATCTCGAACTTGCTAGTATATTACTTAAAAAGAGAGAGAGAAAAGAATCTGGTAATTATTTTAGGAAAAGAATTCCGGCAGGGGTTATTAACTACGAAGATAATTACTGGGGCAAGACAATAGATCCTGATGGCAAAGAACGTAATAAAGAGAGAGAGAAATGGCAGTATTTAGAAGACGCTAAGCACGTTATTGACTATATAAATACCCAAGAGCCCGGTGCTGTTCTTAGCGTAGGTTGTGGATTTGGATATATCCTAAGTGCTATTAATGGTAAGTGGCTAAAATACGGGACTGAGTTATCTGAATATGCAGGAGAGAAGGCAAGAGAATACGGGAACATCCATATTGGATGCCTGCTAGAAAGCCCCTATCCTGATATGTCTTTTGAGGCAATTAATATGTATCATGTTATAGAGCACTTGCCAGATCCGGTAGTATATATCCAAAAAATAAATAATTTACTTAAAATAGGAGGGAAGTTGATTATAACAACTCCAGACTTTGAGAGTATTACGGCTAAAAGATTTGGTGATAAGTTTAGGTTGTTACATGACAAGACACATGTTTCGTTGTTTGGGACACAAGGACTATGTAATATGCTTGAGGATTACGGTTTTGAAGTAGAAAAAGTCGAGCACCCATTTTATGGCACACGACATGAGACTGAAGAAAACCTACTTAGGTTAATGGATACTACTAAGATATCCCCTCCGGCCCATGGCAATGTAGTTACTATCTTTGCACACAAATGTTAAGGGAAATTAGAAAATGTTAGTTAAGGACTTGTTGTCATTAATTGATAAATACCCAGAGGCAGTGGTAAAGCTTAAAGACTTTGATAAATACGCATATTTATGTTGCGTAGATTGTATTAGAGATGTTAGATGTTGCGATAACTGTAAATATCCAAAAGTAATATTTAAGGACTCTCTTAAAGTTAATGCTATTAGAATTGAAATAGAAAACCAGGAGGATATTTAAATAAATGGTTAACTTTAAATCATTAGCTTATGGCTTTATGATGCTTCCTTATGTAAAGCGAGAAGCTATTATTTTAAAATTATCACTAAGAGAAGAAGAGGATAAAGATTTAAAGCATATTGATATTCTTAATAAAATTATTCAAATGGCTGAGGAGCAAAAATGTGTTGATAAACTATGGGAGGAAATAAATAATGGCATTAACAGTTAGTTACCACCCGCAAGAGTTTATAACCGAAAACGGTTTTGATGCTCCGCTTATTTCTATTAAAAGTCCAAAGGCTGAGCCGTTTATTTATCATCCTGCATGGAACCAATCTAAGATCCTTAAACTTGAGTTTGATGACATTGATTATTTTCACATGCATAAGGATCTGACAAAATATAATTTCAAGTTATTTGATTTTGAGATGGGAGAAAAGGTTCTAGATGTTATTTATACCGCAAAAATAAATAATGAACATGTATATATAAACTGTGAGGCTGGATTTTCTAGAAGCGCAGGCATTGCACACTACATGTTTGACAAGATGGACTTTAAGTTATTAAATGGCAGCGATTTTTATAACAGATACGTATACGATATATTGCACTTAATTTGTTGCAGACAAAAAGGTCTTTTGTGGTTGGTTAAAGAAAAACGCATTGATACCTTCCAGTGGTTCATAAAGAACCATAACGATGATATACTATTTAAGGACGAAGGGGGAGGAGATAGTGACTAGTCGTAGATTAGGAATTACTCAATTCTCGGAAATTGATTTATTAAGGGTAGTATCAAGATTAGATTCCATGCCTAAAGTTTTTTGCCAAATAAAAAACGTAACTATTTCTTGGCTGTTTCTTTACTTTTTTATGAAAATCTTTTTAGAAATAGACAACGGTAAGTGGCAATCCCAAAAGACAATGCCTTTAAATAAATATTATTTTTATGAACTGATAGATATTTACGAAAAGTATGGTTATTCCAAAGGCAATTTAAATAATGCTATTGATGAACTCAGTAATGATGATATATTTTGTGTACTAAGTGCTTATTTCTCGGCAAAACAATTATTTGATATGTATCCAAAATGGGAATTAGCAGCTTATTGTATGTATGATATTGGCAAAGTAGACAATAATATTCTAAAAACGCTTGAGGTTTTGGATGCTATTAATGAAACGGCATTAGATAATAATGAATTTAATTTAACTTTGTATCAAAAAATAAATAAAGATATTACCATGATGAAGGAGAAAATAGTATGTTAACAGAAGAAACAAAGACAGTAAATATCTTTAAAGACGAGGCTAAGACTGTGTTAACAGACGAAGCATATAAAAAATTACACCATGCTCTTTTTGGTAGCTCTAAATGTAAAGATCCTTATAGAAATAAATGTTATAACTCTAGCTCTCCGTTGTTAGAGGAGTTAGTAACTCACGGGTTCATGGACGTAGACCGTAACTACCATGGCGAAGATGGAACTAATTGGTATTATGTCATCGAGAGAGGATTTATTTATGTACTAGGAGCAAAGTATTATAATGCTCATAAAAAAGAATTAGAGGAGGAGTTATAGATGACAACGTGGCCTGTAAATTTTATTTGCATGAAGCAGAGCAGAGATATTAAAAAAGATGATCTATTAGAAGGAGGTCTGTTTAGAAAATGTAACACAAAAACGGCCGGTGGCGGATATGATAAATTTTCAGAAATATGCCTTAAAAGACTAGGGAAAGAAGTGTCTAATCAATTTGTGGTCCAGTTGAACGGATGTCCATTGGCATGTCCTTATTGTTATGTTACTCCAGGCGGGGTTCATAGAATCCCGCATTATTTAGATACCGATCAATTAATCTCTTCTTTTAAGAATTCCGGCCAAGAAGTATTTCACCTAATGGGAGGAGCTCCTGCTCTATACGTCAGATATTGGCATAAGATATTGAACAAATTGCCATCTAATTTCGTTTTTCATTCTGATTTTATTCTTGTCGAAGGGCGTTATAAAATTGACGAACTATCACGATTAGAACGTAATAATGCACTCTATGCTGTTAACATAAAGGGCCTTAGTAAAAGGGAATGGAGAGACAATACCGGAGTGGATAATTTTGATACAGATGATATCCTTAGAAACATAGATGTTATTTTAAGGTCAGGTATTAATTTCTATCTCACGTTTACGGCATGTGATCATGAATCTAGTGAAAATATTCTTGAACCCCTATTTAGGAGAGAATTTGGGGATAGGTTATATGATGATAGTTTTGATATTAAGATAATACAATATAAAGCATTGGAGGAATAATAATTAAATGGTAGGCGTAGAATTTAAAAACAGAGTAGTAGTGGAAGACGAAAACCATTGTAGCATCTCTAAATGCAAAAAATTGAAATCATATAAATGCGCATTGAATAATTCACATTTATGCTACGATAAGGATTATAGTATTTTAAGAACCGATTTTTGTAAAAAATTATTTAAAACCAAGGAGAAATCATAAGATGACAATAATATCAGCGAGTATGAGAACTGATATTCCGGCCTTTCACCATAGAAAATTTTTAAGACAGTTAGAGGCTGGGAATTTGGAATATACCAATCCCTATACTAAAAACAGGTACAGTATAAAGAGGGACGATATTGATTGTATTGTTTTTTGGTCTAAAAACTACGAACATTTGATTCCAAAACTGCATATATTGGATAGTTATGGCATTAAATATTATTTTCAATTTACAATTAACGGCTATCCCTTTTCTATTGAGCCTAACGTTCCAGATGTAATGGAATCAGTCCGTCAGGTTTATGACATAACAATGCATAACAGTAATATTCCAATAATATGGAGATACGATCCTATTATAATCACCAAGGAATTTACCCCCGAATGGCATGTTAATCACTTTGATTTTATAGCAGACCAACTTTGTATATTGGGCGACGGAGCAATAACCCAATGCACTATTTCTTTTGTGGATATGTATAATAAAACCAAAAACGCATTTAAAGACGCTGGGATAGAGGTATATGACTACCTAGAGGTTCAGAAAAAAGTAGCTTGCGACTTGTCTGATATTGCTAAAGAATATGGTATTGAGGTATCGGCATGTTGCGAAGACAGCATTCGATTTAACGCCTATGGTGACGAACTGATTAAGAAAGCTCATTGCATAGACCCTGAGTTAATTACTAAACTAATAGGTAAGCCATTTGAATTCTCAAAGTCAACAAGCAGGAAAGAATGTGGTTGTGTAAAGACTGTAGATATTGGAGAATACGGAACTTGTCAACATTCATGTATATACTGTTACGCTAAATAACAAAGGAGAAGACATTATGGTATATAGAGAAGCAGGGTACCACCAAGATTATAAGAATAGAACCGGAAAGGCAAATTATCCAGGTGGATCAAGAGACAGGCCTTATGTTAGTGCCCTAGAACCCTATATGTGTACTACCTGTAATAATTATTTTGACAAAGAGGGGCTGGATGGTAAATGCCGGTTGGATGACAAAGTATATTATTTTGATAACTGGTGTTACAAATACGAAAGCATTAAGCCACAACCTGAGACTCAAATGCAAGCTAGGGCCGGTATAGTTGCTAAAGACAAGTCTCTCCTTGGGAAGATAGTGAAAGGTTTTAGTAGTTTCTTTAGAAGCTAAAGGAGTGCCAAGATAATGAACTTAAATAAATACGAAAAACTGTTAGTCTCGCTACTTAACGGAATAAATAAAGGTCTATACAAATTAACTGAAGGGGAATATAACTCAAATGCACTAGAATTTAAGGATAAGGTACAAAAAGATTTGGGAATAGCCCATGACATAACAGACCTATTATTAGCGTACTTGACTCAAAATAATTATATAGTAATTACCTCAAAGGGAATAAAATTTACACCAAAGTTGGTTAAAGAACTTAGAGAAAAATTTGGAGTCTGGGACATAGAGGAGATTTAGGGCAATGAAAGTAGCAGTGGTTGGTAGCCGGAATTATAATTATTATCCTGAGTTTAAGCATGAACTCGATATGGTACTAGAAAAAGAAAATAACCAAGGGCCATGGCATATAATATCAGGTGGCTTTGCCTCCGGGGCTGGTAACTTAGTTGAAAGATACGCCCGGGAAAAACAATTGTCAATAACTATTCACTATGCAAAATGGGAAGGCTATAAATCCACTGACCCCAGTAAGAAAAATCCGGCGGGTATGATAAGGAATAGACAGATAGTGGGCGACTGTGATTTTATGATAGCATTCTGGGACGGAGTTAGTTCGGGAACTAAAAATGCTGTGGATATAGCAAAGAAGGAAGGCAAGCGTGTTGTGGTTGTAGACATTGGAGATGGGGAATGATTTATTGGGAGTTAGCTACTGTTTTTATAGTGTTTTTAGGGATGGTCCCTCTATTACTGTGGGTAGCTATTTATATTATGAAGTTACAAGATAACAAGAAAGGGAACAAAACGCCAAAGACTAATTTAGTGGAAGAAATAATAAAAGTACTGAGCAAAGATTTAAATAAATAGTTGAATAACTGTATTAAATTTTGTATAATATAACTACAGGGTAAATAATAGGGTGCAAAATGAAAAACAAAGGGTTGGCTTTAAAATCGGATAAAACCGAACAGGATGTGGAGTTAAGAAGTCCAAGATTAATAACTCTTGGGCTGGGTAGTTATGAAAGTCATGCCCTGAGTCTTAAACAATATGATATGCTACTGTCTCCTATTCTATCTTATCTGGGAGATAAGGGCGAAGATGAAATTCAATTATATCTAGATGCTAATAACTCAGAGCTTCTGTTTAGCGAAATGCTTATTTCGTGGAATGCTCTTGAAAAATATAACATCAATCTTCAATCTTTTATTTTGAGCTGTGTTGACGAGAAGACATACAATAAAATAACAGCCTTGTTTGAGATTAATAATAAGATCTATAAGCTAAGCCAAGTACTAGAACAGGGGATGGGTTTTTGTTCCTTATTTGTTAAGATAAAAAGAATAGTATTAGGATTCCTTCTAAGACACGATCTCAGAAAAAGACTTCGATTAATTGAGGCTATTGAAAGCAGCGTGGCATTAGCCGAAAAAACAGCCACCTGGATGCAATGGTGTAATGCGTTTAATACCGTAATTGAACAGAACTGTATCATGGATACAGTTCTAAAACTTGTAAAAAAAAAGAACCTGAAAGGTTCGTCAGGGTTGATGCCAGAAATTTAAACGAGAGCTTAGTACTATTGTCGGCTAACGGCATGGCAATAGACTACCAGAAACTCATTAACTCCTATACTCCTAAGATGCTTGAAAATAAGTTATTGGCCATAAAGAACCTGGAAAAAGAAAAGGCTCAGTATTTGTACTTTGCTTGTGTATCTGGCTTCAATGGCACTCCTGATAAGAAGAATTTCTTAGAGGTCGTTGGCTATCTTGAAAACACTTTGGACACAATTTACAAGGCTGATGATTACGATGAATTCGAGGCCAAGAAACTAGAAAGAAATAGACACGCTATTTTTAGCGCTTGGCATGAATGCGGATGGGAAGGCGATAAGAATAACGCCACAAACAATGCTAACATAGTGAGATACTGCGTATCTCACTATGAGAATTTCTTTAAGTACTTGACTGAAGGGATGATAAAAAGTTCATTACCTTACTTAAAACCAGAAGAGGTTTATGAGGTTAGTCAAAAAGTAGAAGAAGACGAAAAAGAGCATCCAATAAAAATGGCATGGGAGAGAAGACAGAATGCAAAAAAATAATTTTGATGATGTACTGGAGTTATTAGAGGGTAAAGATGTTATTGTTATAGGCTGTAGCCCTGTTGTTAATGACATTTTTTTTGACGGCGAGTATGATGAGCCTGTTAGTAAAACGGCCTTAAAAATGAATCCAGAAAGGAATAAGATACTGGATCATTCTATAACTATATCAGAAGAAGATCATATTAGGTACGAACAAATGTATAGAGACTACGGTTTTAAAAACGATAACATCGTAACAATAGGCCTTAATTTATTTCCATGTTTTTTTCCATCTGATATAGCATTATGGGGTGATCAGGGGGCTGACGTATGTGTGCCTTTAGTTTCTAAGTCGAAATATATTATGACAATAAATAAGACAATAGCCAGGCTGGAACAGGATAGCCAAAATAGTTGGTTGCTTGATAAAATAACCCATGTCTTTAGGTGGGAAGGTGAAAAAGTAGATCCTAATACAAATTTTGCTGATTATAAAAAAGGACATTTTGATACCGAGTTTAATGGCTATCTCTATTACTGGAGAACAATAGCCATAGCCGCCATCCACTTAGCGTGTATGGCTAAGGCCAAGTCTATAAATACATTGGCAATAGACTTAGATCCTATGATAGCCAATCACTTTTATGAAACAGTATTGTGCACGACAACTAAAAATTGGGTAAATGCCGAAATAGTAACAGGCCGTAACAAATTTTCCGGTCAAAAAATTAGTGACGAAAGTATTTTAGATAAATTCCAAAAACAATTCCAAGGCACAAAATTTTATAAAACAAATACCGGAAGCTACCTTCCGTTTAAATACAGGCCGTTAAAGGAGTTATTAGCCAATGACAACATCCCAGCAGATTTATAATAAGTGGCAAAAAACATTTTTGGACCTGGCTCAGAACATAGCTGTAGAGATGTTTAAAGGCTATGTTCCTGTTGATACTCGTGCGCTACAAAATTCTATTGCCGCATACAAAAAAGATAATTCAACTATAGTGGGAGTAACTAATCAGATTCTTGATTATTCTGAGAAAGTGGATAATAATCCGTATGCTAACGAAGAAGATAGGTATATTAACTCTATTGTTTTAAGCCATATTCTTGAAATAGGCAGAGCTCTAGATAGTACTACAATTCATAGGTCTCAAGATGCTGACTATCCAGGCCCAGGCAGAGACTATGGGGACCCTACAAGAGCATGGTGGAGTACCGCAAATATAGAATTAGACAAAGAACTAGAACCAATACTTGAAAAATGTTATAATAGTATGTTAGAAGAGTTGACAAACAATGCGTTTATAGAAGCCGGTTGGAAAAGAAAATAGAATATAATTAAAGGAGTGCGGGAAGTGACTGATCAATTTAAGAAGGAACTGTTTTTTGATGCCAGTAAGGCCTTTGATACAATAAAACAATTAGAAGCCAAGTTAGCTGAGCTAAATACCAAGCTGGGATCAGCTACTAAGTTGCACTTAGAAGTAGATACCAAGGAAGCAAAATCAGAGCTACAAAAAGCTAACGACCTACTTAAATCATGGACTAACAGACTTGAAAGTGCTTTAGTCAGTAAACAATCTTTGATGGCCTCTGGAAGTAGGATGGCTAAGTCATGGGTGGTGGATCTTAAAACAGCTAATGAAGCGGTAGAATTAACAACCACTGGGGTCAAGACTCTTATAAAAAAAGTAAAAGAGTTGTCCGTTGAAGAGAAAGGTGGAAACGCTACTCATTATTCCGAAACACTCTCTCGTGCAGCCGCTACTATAAGTAAGGCAATGAATGATGTTGCCAGAGATAATAGAGATTTAATAACACAAAGTAATAAACTTAAAGAAAATTTATCTCAGACCATGGCATTACTAAAGACTCAGCCAACTGGATCAAGAGCTTTTGAGACAACAAGGAAAGAAATACAAGGTACTATATCGGATTTAAATAAGCTTAAAGCTGTAATGCTTAATACAATGAAAGGCGATGCCGGTCCTGATAGAGGTTTAGCTAATGCCGCTAAGTCTATTATGACAAAAACGACTACCGCTAGTGAATATATATCAGATCCGGCTATAGCTGCTAGGCAAATGGCTGCGGCCAATAAAGAACAAAATGCATCAGCTAAGGTTCAGACTAATACCTTAAGGGGTATAGCTAATGAAGTTAATTTACTCACCGCTACCTACAAAACCGCAAAAGACGAGATAAAGGACGAAGGTCGTATAACAGAAGATACGAAAAATAGATTTGAAAAATATCGCAATACACTTCTCAGTACTAATCTTGCAAAAAAAACGCTTATGGACGGAACCACTACTTATGAAAAAGTAGCACAGGGGCTTACTCTGAAGCTAGAAAAATTAACGGCAGAGACCAAGAGAGAAGAGAACGCAAACGAAAGGCTAACAACCAAAATAAAAGAGGTTGCGGCCGCTACATCATATCTTAATACTCTTAATACAGGATACGAGAAAGGTGCGGCTGGCGTAGATATATCTAAAATAGATGCACAAAAATCTAAAATAAAAGAACTGGCAGTAGAACTTGAAAAAATTAAGGCTACTGGAGGTCCTATTCTTTCGGATAGAGCAGGTCAGGCATTGACTAGAGCTAATATGGCATCGGGCCGGGAATTAACTGCTTACGACGATACCGAAAAACTTAAGCAAAACAAAGCCCTACTGGGTACAATGAAAGAGGATTATTTAGCACTAGTCTCAGAGACCCGGAATTTAACAAAGAATACCCAGGAATGGGTTGCGAACATGGCAAAACTGTCACAGTCCGAAGCCAAGATAAAAGAGCTAAAAGCCAGTTTGGCTTCAATGGGAGTCAAGGGTGATCCACTTGGTATTGATAGAATGATATCGGATACCCAGCGATTAGCTTTGGGTATAGATCCTACAAAAAGACTAAAAGAAGAAATAAGGGCCTTGTCTGGATTTTACACAGAATTGAACAAACAGGCAAATATGTATGCTAACAACCCACAAGCATTAAGTGGAGTAAAAGCCTCTGCAACTGCCGTATCCGAAAGGTTGCAAGTTGTTATATCAGAATTAAAGCAAATAAATGCATGGTCAGCAGAAGCTACTAAGGCAGAAACCATGTTAATGAAACCCCTTGGGGCATCGGCGGCAAAACCTATATCTAATGCCTCTGAATTAGACAAACAAGCAAGTGCTCAACTTAGAGACTATAACCAAATGGTAATAGCCAGTAAAAAGATAAGAGACGTTCAAGGAGTACAAGGACCTGACTATACTGATGCTATTCCAAAAGCCGCCAAGATGAGAGAAGGGCTTGAGGGCATACGGTCTAAGTTAATGCAAATAAACCCTGCGTCTGTTAACTTAACACGTATAAATGCGGCATTGTCCAGATCCTTTGAAGAAGCAACTCTGAGATCTACTAACCTATATGGTCAATTATCAAGATTAAATACTATGATGGCATCGGCTATAGGCTGGTGGTTTATTGCCGGAAGTGCTTTACATAATTTTAAATCAATTTTCATAGACACTATAGACAAATTAAAAAACCTTGAAATAGCGCAGGCTGGTGCGTTTAATAACATATACGTTGAGTCGTTTAATGACAGTCTTAAACGTAGTCATGGATTCATGAAAGAGTTATTGGCGATAAGTGTTAGAATGAATATTAATTTTAGTACCCTCCAAGAAACAGCAACGGCATTAATGCCCCTGTTCCTAACAAAAGGATTTAGCGAAGAGCAAAGTACTAAGATTATAGCAAGATACACCAAGGCCGCCGAACAAATGTTTCCCACCATGGCAGGTTTTCAGGCACAATCTGAATTAAGGGCCCTTTTGGGGCAATCGCCATTAAACAGGGCTCAAATAGTACAGGCTAGTGGTATAACTAGTAGCGCACAACTAAAGGGGTTAATGGGGAAAGGTCCAGAGGCATTTACTGAAGATGTATTAAACAGAACAAAAGGTTTTGAGGCAGCAGGTGAAGAGGCTGTAAGCAAAACAGTAAGTGGTATGATTCGTAAACTTAGTACTAAGTGGCTAGAAATGAGTCCTGAATTATTTTCAGGTATTCACAAATCATTTTTGGACATGCTTAAGTCCGTAAGTGACGGAATTGAAAGCGGTAAATTCAAAGAAACAATTGGACTAATTAAAGACGCTGCAAATTTCTTTGCCTTTTTAATTGATAAAGGGATTAGGCCGCTTCTGGACAATATAGATAAAATTACCGTAGCCATTAAAGCACTTATTCCGGCTCTAGCTGGTATAATGATAGTAAAAAACATTATGATTGTCATAAGTAACGCAGAGATTATATTAGGAAGATTGACAAAAATTATTGACTTAGGAATAGCTGCCATGGTGGTAATGGAACAAGAAGAAGCCAAGTTAACTGCGGTTAGGGCCGAATCTGTTGTTGCTACAGAGGCAACAATAGTTGCTCAATCCAAGTGGCTCTTGTTATTAACAGGAACAGCATCGGTATTGTCATTAGCAGCTACGGCTCTTATTGGATTTACAATAGCCTTTGTAGCATGGAATCGGGAGATGGACAAGGCTAAAAATAATTTAGATTCAAGTACTGCAAGTGCTTCGTCTTCTGATGTAAATGCTATTAAATCAAAGGCCGTTGCCGAATTTGAACCTCTTCTTAAAAAGTCAAAGGCCGAAATAGCTGTTACGGATATGGCAAAATATAAAAAAGATTATGATCAAATAGTAAAAGACTTAACGGAAGTAAAAGAAACCAACGCATCGGCAGCACTTGGAGCCAAGGATCAGAATCTTAAAGCACAATACGAATTTACATCTAGTCAAGCAGAACAAGAACTTAGCTATATAACAAGTAGATATGGGACTCTTTTGGGCGATGAGGTATTGTCCCTTACTAAGCAAGTAGAAGAGGTTTTTGCTCAATATACACCCACGGTAGCCGCACAAAAAATGAAAGAGGCCATAGAAGATGCTGGGTCTAGTATGGGATTATGGACTCAGCAAGTTAAAGACTCACAGGAAAAATTAAAGTCAGTAAATAACCAATTAAAAACAACAGCGGGTGGATTGTCTCCAGATGATACTAAAAACGCATACGAAAGTTTATCTTCTCTAATTAAATCCGGTAAGTCAGCTTATGGCTTGCCTGTTATTGAAAAAATGAATTTAGGGCAAAAATTGGGAATAGAAGAACCAAAAAATGTAAATCTTAATACCCAAACTGGATACCAAAATGCATCTAACTACACTAAAAAAATTGCTGATAAATTAAAAGCAGCCATATTACAGCAAGATACCTTTGCTCTAGAAAAAGTTGATTTGGAAAAAGAAATTGCTGACAAACAAGCGGCCATTAATAACACAAGCACACAAGTATTATCAGCTAAAAGAGATACCTTGGCTCAAGAGAATAAGGCGCTTGATGAAGAATTAAAAGTTACAAAATTGGCCGTAGATAGACTGCCGCTGGAAAAGAAAAAAATAGAAAATCTAAGGGCCATGGCAAGGGTAGAGGCCGAAAATTATGCCGCAGGTATTGGTCCGGCTGGAATTATAGCACAAAACAATGAGGCTGTAACAAAACTAAAAACAAAATTCTATCAACCTGGAGCAGACAAAGAATCCATCCTCGCAGAAACTATCAAATTACAAGAGCAGAGTAATAAACTAAAGGCACTAAAATACCAGACCCCAGAAGATATACAAGGTGCTAAAAATAATATAAATACATGGACACAGGAAATGAACACTCCCGGAACTAGTTCCGAGAGAGTAAAAAAACTTAGGGCTAAAATAGATGAGGCCCAAGGGTATTTAACTCAGACTATAGATGCTACCACCGATTCGTTCAAGGCCATGGACAAAGCGGCATTGGATTCCGGCAGAGAACTTACGGCGGCAGAACAGGAAATATTTAAGGACTTAAAAGAAGTAGTTACAGATCAAAGCAAGAGAATAGAGGACTATAAACTCCTGAGTCAAAGTCTAAAAAGAGGAGGACAAGATACTAAGGGTATAGATCAGTATATAACCTCACTTCAAAATGATTTAAATTCTACGGTCTTAGGGTATAAAGATATTATAGCCAAGGATCAAGAATTGGCCATGATAGTTAACGAGGCCACTAGTGTGGGAATTGATGTATTCTCAAATATTAGGTCATTCCTCAAGGGCGTTGCTACTGAAACCAAGTCCCAAGAAATAAAAGTCGCTACGAAATATGAACGTAAAAGACAAGACCTAGAATTATCAGGTCAAGGACTGGGAGCAGAAGCCAGTGGGTACATGTCTATGGCCGGAGCTCAGCTTTCAGGAGAAGAGCAGGCTGCTAAAAGGTCAGTCTATCAAAAGAATACAACAACCGCAAGTGGCTTACTGACTGGTGCTCTACAAGAAATTAATACAGTTCCAAAGAGCTCGGCAAGGGCCAAGCAGTTGAGCTCTGAAATAGAACGGCTTAGTAAGGTCTATGAAGAAAATCAAAATAAAGTTGATGCCTGCAATAAGGCAATAGAACAGTCTGCTGTCGACTACCAAAAAGCAGCTAAATCCGTTGACGACATGCAAGATAGTCTGGCACTTGCCAACTCACAGTTTGAACGCCAACTTCAGTTAGCCGAAAAACAACACGGGGCAGAAATGAAATTATCGGCCTTGGGCATGGCACAAACCGATATTCAACAAGGTGTTGCCATGGGCCGGATATCTTCTTCGGAAGCATTTGGATCTAATCTGGATATAGAAAAAGAACAATTAGGTGTTAATACCCAGATGGGATTAGATCAAGTAAATGCCGACACCGAAAGCAAATTGGCAGATCAGCAACAGTTATATGACAAAGCGTATGCCGCTGAAATGGATATGTATGATAAATATGGAGAAGATCTTACTGACGCACAACAATTACAACTAGAAGGAATACTTGCGGCCCAAGAATCGGCTCAAGAAAAAATGAGCCAAATAACAGCAGAAGGCGAACAAAAACAAAATGCTATTATAGAAAACGCAGGACAACAAGAACTTAGTATCAGGCAAAAACTTAACAATGAGGTAGAGGCCGTACAGGCCCGGAACTTGGCTAAATTAGAAGAATATAGCAAAACATCCAGAACCCAGAGCTTTACTACCTCAAGTGACATGGGCGGAGGCGGTGCCCTGGCTATGGTTCAAAATTATAGTCTTCAGGTTGCAGCAGGGATCGCTACTGCCATGGACCCAGTGACAAAAATGGCTCAGGAAATAACTAATAGGCTAATGAATCCTGTAGCCAATGTATCGAATCCATCGTTATTAGATAACTCGCAAGCTACTAAAAATGTTAATCAAATGATCTATAACCAACAACAAAACGTAGCTTCAGGACAAGAGGCTGGGGGAGGTTATAGCTATGAGACACAACTGAAAATAGCTCAAATGAAATTAGCTACCGCCCAAAACGATTTTCAAGAAAAAATGATAAAGCCATTTACTGCCACTCTTGGAGAATTTAGTGCCTCCCTCTCAGAAGTAAGATCTATTGCCGGGCTAGATGCTATAGTTAAGTCCCTAACCAGTCTTAAAAATAATTTCTCAAGACTTCAGGCATTGGCCGATGCCTATGGCATATCCCTTGATGACTTAAAAACTCAAATTGATGATTTTGTCAAGGCCATAGACGAGAAGAGAAAAGAAATAGAAGCTAATCTCAAAGCTGTTGTTAGGCAAATTAATTTAGAAATAAAAGGTCTTACTCTGCCTACGTTAGAAGCTAGATCTGGATATAGTACCGGTCTTTCTATGGTATCTGATATCAAAGATCTACTAGAGCAGGGTGTTGACCAAAAACTTATTCAAAAACTATTAAAAGCCAGAAGTCAAAATCTTATTGACGAAACAAATAAAAGTCTTCAGGAAATAGCTGATAAAATATCCAAGGGTTATGAAAATAATAGAGGCGAACTTGTTTCGCTAGAAGCCGGGCTGGGTATTGATATTCAAAAAGTTATTGACGAGACTAAAAAGAGTTTAGATAGTATAAGATCTACTTATAACGATGCGGCATTAGATATAATAAATAAAGACAGAGACGTTGCTACTATAAGACCTGAAGAAGACAGAAGACGTCAGTTAATGAAACTGGCACAGAAACAAGCAAAAGAAGAAACTGAGGTGGCTAAGGACGCAGATGACTCGATAGCCAAGTATAAAAACGAATACACAAGGAATATAGATGATTTACATAAACAATCAAATAACTATTTAACAACTCTAGCCGCTGCACTAAAGGCCATGGCAGAAGAAGTAAGCGCATATATAAAAGGGTTTGTTGCTCCTAAGTTGCCTACCATAACGGCAGTAAATGGCTCTACTGGTTTGGCTTCTACGGAGTCTCCGGCTACTAATTTAGGGGCACCAGCTCAGTCTTTTGGCGGAGTACCTTTTGCTAGTAGCCCAGCTACTGTTTCGCCAGTTCTTGAATCTACACCAGGATCTTTAAGCAGTAGTTCTTATTCATCAGGAGGATCTGGAGGAAGAGAAGGTGGTTATTTAGGCGAAGAAGATAGTGGGGAAAGCGGAGATGAAGGAGATGGAGGAGGAGGCAGTGGAGATGGAGGCGGTGGAGGCGGAAGTCCTACTGATACATATGTAGGAGATGGTATATGGTACAATTCTCAAACTGGTCAGTATCATGATACGGCGGGACATAGAGTTGCTAATCCTAATTCTTCAGCAGCTCCTGAAAAAACTACAGAAGAAGATACAAAAGACAATGGAGGAGGAAAAACTGATAAGTCAGGATATTGGGAAAAAATAGCCGAAGATTATAATTTCTATAAAAAAAATGGATATAGTAGATCAGGATCTTTGCCAGGAGGAAGCTTGTCTTCTATAGTAGAAGGCGGAATAGAAAATGGAAGCTTAGAACCAGACCCATCTAACCCTAAAAAAGTAAGGCCAAAGCAAAGAAAGCCAAGTCAAGATGTAAATCCTTCTGAAAATGGATCATTTTTACCGCCAAAAACAGGAGGTAGTTTTGCTTCTGGTATAAGTTATGTCCCAGAAGACATGATTGCAAATATACACGAAGGCGAAAGAGTGTTAACAAAAGAAGAAAATAAAAGGTTTGATAAAATGGCAGGGATGGTAAATAAAAACTTTAATTTTGATCTCAACTTTAATGGCGGAGATCTTACCAATGCTGATTTATTTAAAATCTTCAAGGCTATTATGCAGGATTATAATCGTAAGAAAAATCAAGCTTAATACTCCTTAATAAAAGGTTATAAAAAAAGTAGTTTAGGGCTATAATAAGTAAATGACTACGAGAGTGGAAAAAGAAGTATTAACTCAGATAAAAGATGGGGTGGTTATAGCTGACCTCGTCTCTGAGTACATGATATTAAAAAAGACAGGAAATAACCTTGCCGGATTGTGTCCATGGCATAAAGATAGTAGGCCTAGTTTTATGGTATATCCAGAGAAACAGGCTTTTAAGTGTTTTGGTTGTGGAGTGTCTGGCGACGTATTTACCTTTCTTCAAAAAGTTAATAACTGGTCGTTCCCAGAGGCTATAAAGTACTTGGCTAATAGATGCGGTGTTGAGCTAGGCGATGACGATGGGAGTCTTGCGCTAGAAAAGAAAATACTGGCTGTTAATTCAGAGGCCGTAAACTATTACGCAACTACCCTGCAACTAAATGACTTGGGTCTTGATTATTTATCTTCTAGGGGAGTGGATCAAGACGAAATAGATAAATTTGATTTGGGTATGGCAGAAGGTGAATGGCAGGGGTTAGTTAACTACCTAACAGAAAGGGGTTATGACCTGAGTATTGCCAATAAAGCTGGTCTGTGTATAGAGCGCAAAGATGGCTCGTATTATGATGTATTCAGGTCCCGGATAATGACGCCTGTAAAAAATATATATGGGAATGTCTTGGCTTTTACCGGAAGATATTTGGGTACCGATCAGAATCAGGCAAAGTACATAAACAGCCCCGAAACGCCTGTTTACAAAAAGTCAAAAACCTTATTTGGTATCTACGAGATAAACAGCAACGCAGAAAACGTTATTCTAACAGAAGGTAATTTTGATGTTATTACTGGACATAAGTACGGACTAGATAACGTACTTGCCGGACTGGGTACGGCAGTGTCAATAGACCACGTAAAACTCATTGCCAGGAAATTCAGAGAAAAAGTTATATACCTGTGTTTTGATAACGACGAAGCCGGGAAGAAAGCAGTTATAAACTTTTTTGACTTGGTTCTTTCGTATTTGGCGCAGGGCTCTGATTATCTTGACGTTAGGGTTATAACCCTCGATAAGGTTAAGGATCTTGATGAGTATCTGCGGACAGAGGGCAAGGATAAATTCTTTGAGCTAATGACCACCGCATTACCGCTATTGGATTATAAGATTAAGTCGGTAACTGACGGTTATTCACTTAAAAACAATAGTGAAAGAATAAAATGCATTAAGGATTTAAAAATTATATATAATAAATTAGAAAATGCTATTCTTAAAGACAGCTTTATAAGAGTGGTTGCGGACGAAACGCAAGTTGATATCCAGGCCCTTAAAACTGAATTTGGGGTCCGGTATTTAGCTATTGTCCCAAAAGTAGAAACGGGTATTGATATCCTGAAGGTAACTAAACAGGCCGAATGTAATATACTTAGTCTCTACCTGATAGCTGACAGACTATGGTATATTTTAAACGCAGAGGATATAACTTTTAACACTCCTCTCTATGATCAGATCCGGGCTGATTTAAAAAAGGCTATTGACTATCATATTCATGACCCAAATGTCACTAGAGTTAGTATTCAATCGGTTATAGACCTGGTTGAGTACGAGTATGCCGATAACACGGATTTAAAACAAGAGTTTTATAACATTAAGTTTAATACCGACTTGGTAAAAGAATATTTAACACCCGATAAAGCAAGAGCCTTTTTGGATGATAATTTACGGGCGCTTGAACGGATTAAAAACCATAAGGCATTGGCCGAGGCCAAGGGCATCGTGGCGGTCAGTGACGATGAGGCCGAGGCCATAGCTAAACAATATAAGTTAAGGGATTTAATAAAAGGCAAAGATAAAGACCATGGCAAAAGCTAAAAGATGTTATTTAAAAGTTATTGATCCGCTGCCTACTACTGAAAAATTCATTAGGGACGAGGCTAGAAATTTAGGGATTGAGGTAAAGGAATATTGGCAGGCTACTGACAAGTACTTAAACAGACATCCTGAAGCTGATGTCGTAAGACATTCAATACCCATGCATCCTCAAAACTATAAACACATACTTCAGGTCTTTCATTGTAGCCGACAAAAGATAGAATTTATAAACCAGTTAATAACTGAATACATGGCTACTATTAATAGCCTTGAGTCGCTTATAACAAAGGAAGGAAATAAATAATGTACACATTTCCATGTGAATTTTGTCACAAGCCGTTTGATTCAAGCGAAAAGCTTGGAGTTATGGACTGGCAATGTCCTGAGTGTAAAAAGAAATATTATGGAACAGAACCCGAAGTAGAAAAAATGGTAGTTAGTGGCAATGGGTTTATGGCTGATTTTGTTAAGATGTTTGGAGGCGACACAAAATGAGTTTTTCAAAACCACAAAGGCCCTTAGATGGGGTAGTTCTAAACAACGACGCTACAATTATTACCTATAGGGGAGTTAATGGCACCATTGAATGGTCAAAAGAAGATAACTGTTACCATGGCAAACTAGCAACGCCCTCTGGTAATTTATACATGTACGAAGGTAAGTTTTTAGATGATTTTGCTACAGATTTTAAAGAGACTGTAGAATTATATCTAGAAGAAGAAAAAGGATGGCAACCTTTTGAGTACATAGAAAACGATCCGGCTTTTAGTGAAGGCCTACAGACGGTAGCTGACGACGGCGTATGTGAAAGACATTACCTGTTAGATGACAAAGGCGAGAATGTAGTCCTGTTTATGAACTACGACCTGTTTTCTGATAACGAAAGCACTCAAGAAGTATATAGCTTGTCGCAAATAGATCCTAAGATTCAATTTCTTATTCAGTGGCTTTTTTCAGAGAATAAGACAGGGGACGATGATAACAGAGAATTAAGGGCAAAAATTGAAGTGGCTAATAACTTAGACGTTTTTGAGCTTAAAACTAAATTAGTAGAGGCAAAAGATAAGATTAATAAGACTTTAGATTTAATTCCCGATCGGTAAATTTTTTCGTTATTATCGTTATATTCCAGGGAATATTACCGAACGGTAAATTTTCAATTTTACTACTGCTTCTATCTAAAATAAAAATTATCTAACAATATCTTAAGTTATTAACAAATTGTTACACGCACAAGAGGCTAGGGTATCTTTATTTAGGTCTGGGTTATAAGATTAATCCCGTGGTTATAAACTATTTACCTAAGCACTGTTATTGCCCTCTGTTTTAATTTTTGGTATTTTTATCTTATTAAGGATATATTTATCTATTAACGAAGCACTGTCTGTTATAAAACAGAGTAGCTTATCACAAAAACTATCTTCTCTGATTACATAAGTTATATTCTTATCTGGATTAAACTTAAAATCTTTCTCTGGAGCAAGGTGTAAAATACAAACGCTTTGGCTATAGGCTATGGCCGTCAAAATTTGATCATAAGCTTTATCAAATTCTTCTGCCGTCGTAGTTCCTAACTTAGCATGAAAAGAAATAAGATTCTCTTTTCCTTCTACGATATTATATCGAGTAAGAGGCCATTGGAGGATTAATAAATCTTTGTCCCTGTCTCCTCCTATAAGTATTGCACCTTCTGTATTTATTACCTCGTCATTAAGTGTTATTATTTTCATTCTATTGCTCCCAATCTCATTAAGTATGTTATAAAATCATGTGCCTGTTCAAAAGTCAGATCCTTACACGATCCGGCGTTGTAATTAGATTTTAAAAAATCCCGATATTCGTCGTCGGGCATCTCGCATAGTTTTTGACATTTTTTAATTTGCCCTATTTGTTTTTTAGTTATCACCCTTGAATAACCTCCTCATCCTGATTCCCTCTGCTATTAGCTCGGACTTGGAGTTGATTTTTGCCATTAGATTTTTATTAATAACGTACTTAAGAACTTTGCTGAAAAGAATATAAGTTTGTTTAACTCTATCCCTCTTTTGTTGATGATGATCTTTTAACTCAAGTCCGTTAATAGTATATTTCATAACATAGCCCCAGCCGATGCCATCAACGTGCTGAGTTACGTTAACGGCAAGCCATATTTCTTCATAGCATAGGCTATGAACCAGCTCTTTGCCATTGGCTTGTTTGTTGTGAAAAGATATAGCGGCAATAGCCTTTGGTCTATTTCCGTCTTCAAACAGACAATAACTGCAAGAGTTATATGCCTTTATTGCCTGTTGGCAAGACATTATAAAGTCTGTTTTCAATCCTAACTTTCCTTTTTGCCGCTAAGGATTCTGACATTAAAGGCTTCGTAATATTCTTGGCCTTCCATTGGTTGGCCTTGCTTTTCCCAGTCTAAATCCCGTCGGATATATCCATCAACCGCTACTTTTACACCCTTTGCCAGTTTTGCTAACGTATCTGGATTCATATTAAATTGTCTTATTTTTTTAAATAATGTTTGTCTTACATATGCCTGAGTTTTTTTACTCCACTTGTCCATGCCCCCAAGTGCTATATCAAAAGTGGTTAGTGTAGATCCATCTGGAAAACATACAGTATTTTCGTCTTTTAAGTTTTTTGTCAGGTTTCCAGTAACCTGCACTTTTTGGCAATACATTTCATTGACGCCGTAAGATTTGTTTTCTGACATCTTAATTAATCTCCTTTGATAAAAGTTCCAACTCCTGTAGTGCTACAATAGCACTATTTATTTGATCATCGGTAAAGGGCCGACTTTGAATAGATTTAACTGTTTCTATTATTTTTCTAATATCATTTATCTTATGAATAGAATATAGACTATGGGCACATGAATGAACAGTTGTTAACAAAGTCAGATCGTTAATAGAATATTTAGAGAAAGTTTTATACAATTCGTATGCTGCGTTTTTGTCTTTTATAAAATCATTCATACACACAACCATTAATTTAAACCCATCTTTTAATATTTTTATTTTTTTCTTTGTTATTCTTATTAATTTATCTCTAATTGCTTTTTCAATGTCTTCATACAGTTGATTACTATAAGGACCTCTTACGTCCGATCTAAAGTCATATCCAGTATATTTATAAAAATACATTAGTTTTTGAAGATGATCTGGGTTGTTGGAAATTAACCTTCCCTCTTCTTTAAAAACAAAAATAGTAGTAAGTACTTGATTTATAGTCATTTAATCTCCTTTCGGTTGTAACTCCTCTATTCTAATACAGTTGTCGGCCAACGCCGCTGCCCCTGAGTTATGCGTAGAAAATATTATGTTATTAAAATCGCCGATAACCCTGGCTTTGCCCAGCATGGTCACGCATTTATGTCCGTTGTCTTCTGACAACGAGCTCGTAATCTCATCAAAGAACAGTGTTTTAAAACGGGTATTAATACCGGCCTTATACAGACTCAATGCCAATTGTATGGCAATAGACAGTATAGCTTTTTCTCCACCCGAAAATTCTTTTATATCACCACTGTGGTTATTCTTTGTGTCGTGAACAATAATATCAAAGACCTCTTTGTACTCTTTTTTCTTAGCCTTTTGCTTGACGGTAATAAACTCAATATTGAATCTATTGCCAAAACATTCTTCGAGCAAGGACGTTGATAACTCACTTATTGCCGGACCGGCTGCATCTATTTCAAGAGCCTGTATTCCGTTTCTACCAAAAGTTATTGCCAAGTAGTTATATGCGTTTAATAGCTTCTGGCATTGAGCCTTTTGAACTTCAATTTCTTTGCGTTTTAAATCCTGTGCCTCAATAGCTTTTATGTTATTATCAATTATTGCCATCTCGATAGTCCATTGAGAAACCTTTAGCCCCTGGTAGTGTATGTCGTCCTTTACATCTTTTCCCTTTCTTGTGATATCCTGCTGCTTGGTTATTAATTCATCTAGCTCCTTAGCCGTTTGGTTATAGGCCTCAATTAAGGCATTAACTCCATCTTCGGGAATTAATTTACTTAAGTTTTCTAACTCTATGGCTATGGACTTAGTTTCTGACTCTAGTCTATCTAGGTCTTTTTTGGAGCTAGAACAGCGATTAGCCAACGCCTTAACCTCGGTTCCGGCTTTAGCCTTATCGCTTTTAGCTGTGTCCAAATTAGAATTGTATTCTTCCATATCAGTTTTATGCCGTAAGTTGATATCAGTTATAAGTCCATTTAAAGTTTTAGCCTTATCCTTAAATGAATTTTGGGCCTTTTCTATTTTGTTATTAACCTCAGATACCTTGGTGTCAAAAGACTTTAAATATTCCTTGGCCTCGGCCAATGCCTTGTTTTTGGCCTCTTCTCTGTCTTTGTATTCTTCGGTTTTATACCCAACGACTTTATCGTAATTATCTTTTAGATGAGTTAGTTTAGTTTCTAGTTCCGGGATTTGATTATATGCCTTTAAAAATTTCTGCTTAAGTTCACATCCGTCATATTCCGAGCTAAATTTATTGGTACAGGGCAATGAATCTAATGTCTTAGCCTGGGCCTTGAGATCATATATTTGTTCGGCTATAAGCCTTGAGTCTTTAACATATTCTTTTTCTGCCGTACTTAAGTCTTTTGTGAATCCAATACCCAATGCCTCGGCATCTACCTCTAGTCGGTAGCATTCTCTTTTAGCAGGAGTAATTAAATCGGTATAAGATTTTAACTCGTCAGTCAACAGCTTTAATTCTTTTTCGGACTTAGACCTTTCGTCTTCTATCTCTTGTCTATAGCCTTGTGTTTCGTTATTAATTTTAGCCGTAAGCCCCATTATTTCATTTTGATAATAGCTTATGTTAGTATCAAGATACTCAAGCTCTTCTGTCTTTAATACATGCTCTTTTGTTAGGGCATCTAGGTTAGTTTTTGACTCGTCTATTACCAAGTTATTAATACGCAGCTCTCTACTGAGGTCATCACTTCTGGCTATGGCCCTTTCTGCTTTTATCCTACGGTCTTTTAACTCTGCTACCTCTGAAACTTTTTTGTTTTTTGCCTCAAGAACCTCGTAATATTTTTTTTCTAATTCCGTTCTTTGCTCTTCTAACCCTTTTATTTCGGCCTCGGTTTTTACCTTATCAGTTTCTTTCTTTTGCCTTTCGGTAACCAAGTCATCTAACTCCAAGCCATTTAAATCCAAGTAGCCCTCTGATAGCTCAATAGCCTTTAATTCATTTTGGTACTGAGTTTTGTACTCAGCCGCCTTCTGGGAAATATCCTCAAGCTTGTTTAGGCCAAGCATATCTATAAACAAAGCTTTTCGGTCTTTTACCGGTAAGTCTATAAACGACCGGCTATTATTTTGAGAGCAAAATACAGATGCCAACCAAGTTTCTACCGTCGTAATATGTTTCTCACAATACTCTCTATAAGTGGTTATCTTCCCGTCATTAACAACTTCGTTATTTACGTATATCAAGCCTTCCATTTTTTTATCAAGACTATTTATTTTTATCAAGTGTCGATAATTATTAGTCTCGATATTATAATCTAGTTCTATAACGGCATCTGATTCTGAACACAGTTCGTATATATTAATGTCTTTTGATGGAAGCTTACCAATTAGGGCGTAACCTATGCATTCCAGTAACGTAGTTTTTCCACTGCCATTCTCTCCACAGACAGCAAGAAGGCCATCACCCAACTCCTCGAAATCCAAATACACGTCTTTTAGCGTAGCTATACCCTTTATTCTAATACTGTTTAATTTCATGTCCTATAACTCCAATCCCAACTGCTTATCTTTTTCTATGTGTTCCTTTATCCGTTTTTGAATAATATCGTAATACTCTTGCTCTTTTTCTATCATAATATAATTCCTATTAGTATTTATGCAAGCTATTCCAGTGCTTCCGCTACCAGCACAATTATCTAATACCAACTCATTTTCTTGGGTATATGTTTTTATAAGATATTCTAATAATGCTACAGGTTTTTGAGTTGGATGAGCATTTATATTATGTTCATTATTAAATTCCAAAATAGTATCTGGATAATTAGTTATAATTTGATTATGATCTTTTTTATTTTTTAAATTACCATATAAATTACTTTTTAATCTACCTTCTGTATTCTTCTTAATAATGTCACATGATGTTATACCTTGTGGATTATATAAAACAGATTTTTTACTAAATAACAATATATTTTCATGTTTTTTTAATGGTTGTTTTTTTGCTAAAAAATGGCCTGTTTTTCTACTTTTCTTCCACGTCCATTCATATTTAAACATTTTTAAATTACTCATTACTAGCATAGATGTAAATGGTTGGCTACCGAACAGTACTATAGCTCCATTATCCTTGATTATACGTTTATACTGTTCCCAAAGTGGTTCAAAAGGTATGATTACATCCCATTTACAGGCTGTAGTACCATAAGGAAGATCACATAAAATCATATCGACGCTTTTGTCTTCTATATGTGGCATTATTTCAAGGCAATCACCTAAGTGTATTGTGTTTTTATCTAGCACCCTACCTCCTCCAATAGCGTATCAAGAAGAGTAAATACAGTTTCGTTATCTTCTGGCTCGCCATGTATCTCTTGCCACAGTCTAAGTTTACATCTTGGTCCAAAGGTTCTTGATATCTCTTCGTGCCTTGCGCTTATATCCTGTTCCACTACTCTTTCTAGCTTAAGGGCACCTACGTTTTTAGCCTTAAAATAGTCGTTAAGTTGTTTGTAATCTATACTCGGTATATGACTTCGTTTAACCCTGTATTTGAATTTAACTCTACAACCCCCAAAGTCATTAACCTGGTTCTCTATTTGCCACTTGGCTCCATCCCATTCGCCGCCTAGGGAATAAAGCATACGAGTATTTAGCTGTACACTCTCCCACTGATATTCTCCTGTCTCGTCATCAATTTCAAAAACATAAAATCCTTTATCCTCTAAGTCATCAAACGTCTGACGAGTAGGGGACCCTGAATAAAAACAAGAGCCCAGTACTTGCCATTTATGAATATGGCCGGCCAATACCGGTATTTTGTCACTAACCAGAGAGGGATCAACTTCAATACTGGCTCCCATTGGAATTTGACCACCAGGAAGTTTGCAGCCAATTAAATTAAGGTGTCCAATTATAACATTTGCTCCTTTTTTGGCATTAGCCTGCCACGAGGTAATAACTTTTTGTAGGGCCTGGCTAATGTCTCTATTACTCTCTTTTATGCCATCTTGTTGCGTATTTATTTTAGCTTTTGGAACATGAGGAAGGCAATAGCAATTGATGCCATTAACTGTCACAGGCTCCGGGGTTATTTCTTTCACTACTGTAATCTTTGTCTTGAGATATGGAAGGAAATCAAGAGATTTATTAGTGTCATGATTTCCATACACTATAATAACATCTACTTCCGATAGAGATAGAATTTGAACTAATGCCATGGTGTCAGAAGGCGAAGGATTTTTATCAAATACGTCACCCGAAATAACTATTAGGTCAATGCCATGGGTGTTAGCATAATTAATTATTTCAGAACAGCATCTTATTTTTTCTTCTATGTCGTCTGCTGACAAATGCCAATCTGCTGTATGTAATAGTTTTTTAATCACTGGCCCCTACCCCTCTTTTTTTTGTTTTGCCGACTCTTCAATTCTTAAAAATCTTTCCTTAATATTATTGGTATTTGTTAGTCCACTCAAGGTCTTGCTTTTAATTGTTGAAATAATTGCTTGGCTAACTTTATGTCCTAAAGCTAGTTTTTCTTGACTTTCGTCTGAGTTAAAAATATTTATTATATCTTGATTATAGTCATTGGTTATCTCTATTTTGTATTTAAATTGCTTAAGGACATAATTATAGAGCTCTAAAATAAATCTATCAGGTAACAACATAAGCTCAGGCATTATTGAGGCGTTAAATAATTTTAAAGAATTTTCTTGGCCTTCTACTTTGCTTTCTTTATAGGCAGTAAAGAACTGAGTTCTTATTGCGTTCATTTGGGACCTAAAGGCTGTTACTTGAAGTGGATCAAGTTTGTCAAATTCCATACCCTTATACAGCCATGTGCCATGGGCGTTTACGCTAATATCTTTGTTTATATCTGCCTTACCTAGTTCAGGGGTTGACTCGGATTCTTTTTTTTGTTCGCCTGTGGCAGTAACTGGATCTGTCTTTTTTTCTTCGGTCTTAGTTTTATTTTGCTGCTCTTCTTTAGCTTTTTTATTTTTTTCTTCTGCAACCTTGTCCTCATAGCACATTTTTAGAAAATCTCTATAGGTTATGAAATCAACCTTGTCTCCTGTCTCAAAATCACATCCTTGATTAAGACCGGCGGATATAATTTGACTATCAGTCCACTCAAGTAATCTTCCATATTTGTATATACTTTCTTTTAATGAAATGATTTCAGGATTATCTTTTTTATGCTCTTCCACTACAACCACTGATTCATTAGGCCCATCTTCTTCTCCATAGTCCTCTATATCATCATCTTCGTATTCTGAAGGTATTCCAGTGTTTGTTATATTATTAACAACTGACTCGATAGGCATTGGGGTGTTTTCTTTCTGAGAAAAAAATCCAAAAGATTCCATCTCTTTTTTTTCGATAAAATCTCTCATGGCTAAATTTGTTGTTGTTTTATCAAATTCAGTCATTAACACTATTACGCCTTTTTTTAATACTGCCTCTTTGGGGAATGGAGAGTGAGGAAAACAATAAGTCCTGATAACTCTGGCTAAGGTTTTTGTCATATTTTTTTGGTGATCTTTCCTCTTGGTTACATCCGTATTAGTATTAGTTATTCTATCTTTTATTAAAATAGATTCTTTTATATACTTGTCGTTACTTGGTTTTATTCCAAAAATAGTCATCCATCTTATCCCGGCAATATATTGCCATTCGTTCTCATTGATAGGTTTTTTAGCGGCATCATAGCTTGGAGGCCTTTTTATATACTGATAAGTAGGATCAAGTATTTCCCCACCTATGGCATTAAAGAACTGAATTATGGCCGCTGACGAAAAACAATTTTTATTTGCGTCGTTGGAAGGCTGATACAAAGCCTCTGGCTTAATAGTAAATAACAGAAGCTTTGGTGATACGAAATCAGGTATTATAGTCTTTGGACTTATTTCTGTGATTAAGTCAGTATAGTACCCTTCTTTTTTTAGTTCTTGAATTTTGTCATACAGGTTTTCCCTATTCAAGTCTTTTACTATGTCTTTGAATCCTTTTTCCATCTCCTGTTCCCCTTTCTTTCTATTATAACATTATCCGTTTTGCTTTTCATTATTTTCAATAAATTGACAGAGTTGTTTTACAAAAGAAAAATCCGCTATTCCAGTAGGACCATTCCTATTTTTTTCTATCAACACCTTAATATCCTCTACATTCCCTTGGTTATCTGTTTTTTCTAGATCATTCCTTTCGTTATAGGCATCTGAGTGTAGAAACATTATAACATTTGCGTTTTGTTCTAGCGACCCACTGCCTCTTAGATCGGCCATACACGGTACTTTGTTGTTACGTGATTCATTATTTCTATTAAGTTGCACACAAACTACTATAGGAATATCAAAGGCCTTGGCAATATTTTTAAGCCTTCTACTCGTCTCGGCTAGTAACTCATTTTGATTAATATGTTCCTTGTCATCAATCATTATATGGATATGATCAATAAAGACTATATCAGTCTTTATTCCATCCTTTTTATTTTTTTTGAGTACTGATATTACTTTACCTGGAGTTGTATCCGTGTCAGTATCTAGAATAAGTTTTTGGTCGTATCTATCCAGTCTATCAAGACTCTCTGCTAGTTTTTTAATTTCGGCCTCAGAAGTTGCTTTACCAAGGAATATTTTCTGACTATCTATACGTGTCTCTCTAGCTAGCTTTTTAGCCATTATCTCTCTCTCGGACATTTCGAGACTAAATAAAATTACATTCATATCCTGCTGCGTTATCATGTTATAAAGCATCCAGAGCATGAAACTAGACTTACCAACAGAAGGTCTTGCGGCTATATAGTATAGTTGTTGAGAAAAAAAGCAGCCAAGCATATTATCTAATTTAGTAGCACCAGTCTTTGGCCTACCTATAGTCATATCAGTGCCTAGTGTGAGCCTGAAATCATTTACCATATCCTTCCAGGTTCTTTTGCCTTCTTTTTGCTCTGGAATGACAGAGTTAGGCATGTTTATAATTGAATTATATATTTCTTCTAATTTAGTTCCGGGCGTTGCCGAACTATTAATAAGGGCTTGTCCGTGAGTTATAATATTGCGCCTGATAGCCAAGTCTTTTATTTTTTTTGCATAGAAATTAAAATTCTGTGTTGATACCGCCAAGAGTGCAATGTTATTAATATACTCCCGGCCACCAACTCTCTCCAATAGGTTATCAGCCCTAAGATTTTCAGATATTCCGAGTATATCAAAATCAAAATCATCATCACTCTCAATACTGAGCATAGACCGGTATATAAGTTGGTGACTCTCGTAATAGAAGTCATTAGGAGACATATCTATTTCATTGTATTTAGATTCGGCTATTAACTCAGGCTTAACAAGTAATTGACCTAGAACTATTTGCTCTAACTCAAAATCGTTTGGCAGGATGCTTAATATATCCGGGTTATTATTCATATTTTCTCTTAAGCGACTTTAGTATATCTTGCCTGACCCTTAAACTATCCATGAGCTTATCGGTATTGACAAAAAGTTTACATAGTTCGTAACAAAGTCTTCTTGGCCTATTCCATGCTTTCCTTATGAATCTATCATTTCCGTTCTCAATAATTTTAATTTCAATACTAACGTCAACCCACTGGAGAAGACGCTCTAAAAGTATTTTTCTTGCTTTTTCTCTCTGCTCAAAAGTCATTTACGGCCTTTAATATCGTTTTAGAATAGCTAACATTATATCTTTTGTTATAGCCATCTCCTTCCTATGTACAATAGCTGTGTCATCTACTGCTTTTTGTTTTTCTTCAACCGTATCTATGTTTATTACCGTTGTGTGGTCAAACTTTTTAAGCATGCCAAATACATCATCATATAATTTAATAAGAGTCTTGGAGTCTTCGTTGTCCATCCTATCTATTTCCTCTTTTTGAGATTTAAAATCTATTATCACATCCTCATGTGTTTCGAGGTAGATAAACATATCAGGAATACCAAATTCGTCATACCGCTGACTACAAAACCTTTTGTGTAAATCTATATACTGTTCTAATATCTGCTGAAGACTGTATTCTTTTGGATATATTAGTTTGGCTACTTCTTTATAAAGAAGCTGATAAACTACAGACGATATAAAGCAACGATCACTTATTATAACTTCATAAGGATCATGGTCGGCTATAAACTGAACTTCTATTTGCCTTCTGTTAGCCATGAATAGTAATAATTCAGTTAGTGGGTCAATAGGAACATAGGGATCTAATAACGCTTCTCTTATTTTGTCTCCAAGCTGAGTACTCCCAGGTTCTCTTATAACTCTATTTTTAATCCCAGACGCAGTAAGCGCCGCACTTACTAATTTACATTGAGTACTTTTCCCGCAATGGTCAGGCCCCTCAATCGCAATGTACATAATTAACCTCCTTGTTTAAAATAACCACAACTGTCTTTCTCTGTGCATCTTCCAGCCGCTATACACTTTGGTTCTAAATACGGAGCCAGCCACTCAAGGTGACTCTTTGAAAGAACTTGGGCCTTAGCCTGAGCAAATAACTCCCTTATCTCCCACTGCGCTTTAGAACATGATCTTAGGCCATGTACATAAAGAAATTCTCTTAAGTTCATAGACATGACAAATGATGTACAACATGCGTTAGGTAATATAAATCTAGCATCTTCTCCCGGAATACATGCCTTAGTCATCCTCGCATAAAAGTCACCTATGTCTGACATTATTTTTTTGTATTCATCTACAAACTCAGATTGACCAATACTAGTAGGAGTTACGAAGTCGAAAAACCTCTCGTTGCAATATCTTTGACTTTTTTGTTCGTAAGAAACAAGCCTATGACGACATGCTTGATGGCTCAGGCAACGAGAGATTCCTGATGCAGAAAAATTTAAATAAACATGTTCAAGTATCCCTAGGTGCCCAAATCCTATAACTTTAGTTATTAACTCAAGCTTTTTGTTTGTATTTAAATCATTACTCCAAATATTCTCTGGCAGTTCATTACTGTAACATGTTCGAGCGGCGGTATAGATTAAATTAATAGGATCGTCCGAATAGTCTAATAATTTTACGTTAAGCATTATTTATCCCCTTCCTGCCTTAAAATGGTATATCTATTTCGTCAAATGAATCCTCCAATTGTTTAATATCACAGACAGCAGCTTTAAGTTTGTCCGCTATTCCGTCTCTATTTAAAGTACATCCTGTTAATAGCTCTGCCATGGTAACTATACTCGCAGAATCGTGTTTACCTTGTTTGTATAACTCAGCACCCATTTTGCATAATTCAATAACATCTTTGTATGGAATTTTATGATTATAAATATCTTTTAAATTAAATCTGGGAACTGATTTTTCTAGATATTGAATAAAACCCAAGGCAATAACTTCTTCGTCTGGAACCTCTGTGTTTTCTATATGTTCTTCTTTTTTTAGAGCAAGGTCCATAATAATTCTATCAATAGACGTAGTTTGCAAATAATTTGATTGCAGTTTTATTTCACCGTCAAAAGACAGTAAAAAATCAACGTCCTTAACTCCAATAACTATTACTTGGTTATCAACCACCTTAATCCCATAGCTATTATTTGGGTCAAGCTCTATAAAGATTTTATCGTTAGGATTTATTTTATGTATGCAAGTAACTGCTTTGTCTATAAAACGAAGAGTATCTTGTAGGTTAGCTATTGTCTTTAGATTAACTAGTGGGTCTTCTCCAATAACCTCAATTCTCTTTCTAAGCTCTTGGAAAAAAGCTCTTTTGAGATCTTTTAGTTTCATAAATTACCTCTGTCTTCCTCTATCCATTGTCTTACCTGATTTTCTTTTAACTCTATCCCCTCTAAATGAGACGAGCCAACTACTGAGCTAATAATAATATTGCCAGCAAGCTGCTGGTCATTTAGAATAGAACTTGTTTTTAAGTACTTAAACTGGTCTGTCATTAAAATTCAATACCCCGTCTGGCCTTTAGGCTCGTTATCATTGCAGTATCCTTGCAAAAACGACAATTAAGAGCGTAATAAACATCCTCGCACCCACATTTTGGACATCTAGTATTGAAAGGATGCTTGCCGGGTTTTATTTCCATATCATAATCTGCTATGATCTTTAGTTTATAGATTAAATCCATATCCCAAAGCCTACCGGTTAATATGATTTCACACTGACCTTTTATCTCAGTTATTAGCTCACTAAAATCATTATAATTTATAAGCCCCAAATTTAATGCCGGATTGATTTCATCTAGAATAAAAACTAATGGCTTATTTTTTTGGTAGTATTTAACAGCAGTTTCAAAGCCTTTGGTCGCAAGTTCAACGTCATCTTGATCAACGTTATTTGGTATTACTATTTTATCATTGCCAAAAGAGTGTGCTACTACTCCAAGCTTTTTAAGGGAATTAACTCCACCATCAGCCAGCTTCTTACTTCCCTTAATGAACTGAGCAATATAAATAGGACCTAAGTCTATTGCCCTCATTGCAGTACCAAATGCATATCTACTTTTTCCGCAACCATTGCCATGGACTAAATGTATATATTTAAAGTCCGAAGTTTTTATCATTTTATTACCTATTACTTGTTTTTATTCAAAAGTATAAGGATAATTATTTTCTTTTAGCAGTGTTATTAACTCACCGGCTGTAAACTTTTGTCGGTGTTCTACTCCCAAGTGGTATAAAAACTGAGCCAACTTCTCTGTATAATGTGTATTTGTAATATTTAGACGAGGACTAGGGTATCGGTTATAGACATATTCAAGCTCGATATCATTTTCTTCCGCAACTTTATTAATATACAAAACTTCTTCTATTTTACGAACGTCATTAACAGATATTAAGTCTTCTGCTTGGTCCTTAATTATGGGCATTGCCCACTTTTTAACCAAGAATTCAGGATCGTCTTTACATAACCAAGACCCAAAATTCTGAAGAAGTTGTCTGCCAAAAGATGACTTAATCCATCTTCCCTCAAGGACAATAGCCACAGACGCAATTTTAAAGTCTTCGTACTCTTTGCCAGTTTTAGGCCAATACCCCAATATAGTAAAAAGGCCTTGTCTTATGACATCAGCTATATTCATAGCCTTATAGCCTTGAACCACTAATTCACCTTGATGGTAATCCTTCCCCGATCCTATGCAACCTAAACTTGCTATTATTTTCATGCCCTAGTCCTCCGTCTTAAAATATTTTTTGGCCTTGCGCCAATCTATTTGCTGGATATTGCCAACAGTTTTGCCCTCAACTAGCATATCACCGTCCATGTTTACAAAAGGAGTCTTTTGTACCTCCTTAAGTTCTTCATCTGTTATCATTCTAGAACGAGGTATATTATTGGTCATATTGATAACAAGATCTGTTAGAAATTTATTTTCAACGGGTACAGGATAAAAATAAATCGTATTAGTTAGGGAACAAAATTGATGATAAAGCTCACAAGCATAATTAACAACATAATACGGTTTAAAATTTGAATCCAGCACCGCTCTATCGTACAACCCAGTGGTAAAAATGTTTATCTCAGGACTAATTACCGTCATCTTCTTTAGCTCAGATAAAATAATGCGAGTGTATCCAAACCACTCCACAGTAAGTGCGTCTCCGCCAATAACGTTAATTACCAATGCTTCTTTTTTTGGGATTGCCTTTAAGAATTCTTTTAGTGTTTTTAAAAAGCTAAATAGCTTTACTCTATCTAATTCAACGCTAGTTTTGCAGCACGGAAACCCACACACAGAATTATCTTTATCGCATGCCAAAAGGCAAACATTCGATAGCTGGATATTTATTTTCATTCTATTGCTCCCGGTTTATCAGCTAACAGCCTATATCCAAAACTTTTAACATACGTAGGATGTATCCCAAACAGTAAGGCCCCTGCTCGTGAGTCAAATCCCATTCTGACGCTTAACTCACTATTCCCTACCATAGACGGACAAACCATTATATGATCTACGGAAGTACTTTCCATGTCTATATATGTATGTAAATGACCTTGTACGTACATTCTAAGTCTTCTTCCATTCTTTTTAGTATGCATTGATGACATGGTAGTAACCTTGCGCAATAAAGCATATATTGGGATATTGGCAAACGTAGCAACTTTTTGGTCTCCATGCTCAAAACAAATATCATGCCCTTTGATCGTTTCAATATGGCCATACGCTTTTTCTATTATAAATTCTATGTTTTTATAATTTAAACACAGTGCTTTAATATGGTGATATACTACGGTGTCAAAATTATTCCAGTAGGCTTTGTTTGCTGGTTTCGCTGTAGTTCTGCCATGGTTGCCACTGACGCATATAACTTTAATTTTTCCTGGAAATAATTCGGTAGCAATTCTTACAATCAGTTCAGCCAATATATTAGAGGCATCCAAAATTGACGTAGCAAGTGGATCGCTATAATGAATTAATTCCTCATGAATAAGTCCCGGCACCATATCACCAAGTAATACTATGTACATAATATCAAATTTAGCGTAGTCTTTTAACTTGTTAGCAACTATACTATACAGGCTTTGATATATATTGTTTATCCGCTGCTTGAGTATTTCAACATTATATTCGTTAAAATTATAGATCTCGGTTCCTATTACATTCTCTCCACAATGCAAATCTGCAAGACTTAAAACAAGAGCTTCTGATTTTCCTTTCTTGTTTTCTTTTAGAACTGGGGCTATACTTCTTGTGAACGGAATGGCTTCTATTTTGTCTTCTAGTACCTGAATAAGTTTATCGCTTAAACTTACGTCTTTGGCCAAATTCTTAATTTTTTTATCAAGCAACTTATTTTCTTCTTGCAGAGATATTATCTTTTTACCTTCAAGACTTAAATCTTCTGTCTCAAGATTTTTAGTTATCGTATTTATGTTAATATTTTTTAAGGCCTTTGCTTCTTCCTTTTCTTTTTTCTCGGCCTCGAACTGTTCTTGTTTTTCTTTTTTCTCCGCAACCTCTTGATTTTTCTCCGCTTTTATTGCGGAGATAAAAATTTTAAGTTCGTTAGTCAGTAGGTTACGTAACATAGGATCTTTATTGCCAGCCAATAACTTCCTTGTCTTATCAAATCCCAATCCATTGTATTTTTTGTCTTTAGCTAAATACCATTTTTTAAAAGCTTCGTATTTTTTACTATCCATTTACTCCCCAACCTTTCTATCGGTCTTTTTTTGCATCAACTGCCGTAACCTCTATCTTAATACATTGAGCTTTTGACTCGTCGTTAATGTCTTTATCTGGACAAAAATAAAATCTTGCATCGGCTCGGATCACAACAGATCTTGGTAGTAGTTCTTCTGGAGAAGTTGGAACGGAATAATTGTCCCTTATATCTTTAAATGTAGTATAATCTCCTATTCCTATAGGAATAGGCTTTGCTGCTTCTTTCCCTGATGGCTTTGTTAGCACTTCCCCAAAAACCAAGGCAGTAGCTAAAACTAAACTAGCTCCAATCACTATTATACTCCTTTTACGTCTATAAAGTTCCTAACTAATTGACCTATTAAGTTATCATCTGAGTCTTTAATCTCATGCCTATAACACTTTTCGAGCTCCACTATATCTTTATCCCTTCTCTTTAATAAGAACTCTATAAAATCCCATGTCAGTCCGTCCTTAAAATATATCCTAGTGGCCTCTTGGAATAAATTAGGATCATCGTAACTATACAGTTTCACTTGAAAAATTCCAGTAGCAATATGCTGAAATCCATACAATATTTCAGTTGAAATATCGCCCAAGTCAATAGTAGCTGCCTGCTCTATTGTCAGTATCCTACTGTAATTTGCCACCGTCATAAGCCAGTAATTCTCCTAGTATTCTTATTTCGTTAAAATATCCTCGGTCTTTATTGTCTTTTATAATTATTCCTGACTCGATAACCGAGAATAAAGTCTCTGTTTCTATATCTTGAATAGTAATTATAGACACTTGAGAAGGTAGATTATTAAGAGAATATTGAGCTAGTTCCTGATTATTTATAGTTATTAACTTATAACTGCCATGGCCTATAGCCAATTTAGTTATCAAGTAAATAAATTGGTCATAGGCTATGACCAATGGTTTAAGACCTAACTTTTTAGCTTCCTCTTGCCCCTTGGTATCAGGAAATGTTTCCATCTCTCTGAAAACAATAGGTCCATATCCAGATACTAACTGAAGAAGTCCGAACTCCGATAGATCTTGACTAAAATCAAACCCCGGTTCTGGGGTATAACATTGTGTAAGCATTTCCCTACTCCCCTGTCTCGCAAAACTCTTCTTTAAAATATATTACTTTTTCTTTATATCCGTGCTTTAGCCTACTCCAGCCATCTTCGGCCTTCTCTAGAACCCCTGAATTTATTAGAATTTTAATAATTGAGTTACTGTCCGTCTTTGAACATCCCAGCTCCTTTTGTATCCAGCTTGGCTTTAAGAGACCATCCCTGGACTCTGCGATAGCAATTAAGGGACTTAGTTTAAAGAGATATTGTTTCCTCTCTATCTCGATAACTATTTTTTTAATAGTCTCTTCTAGTATCTGTTCTATTGCGTTTTTGAGCCTTGAGTCAGATAGTTGCCAGACTATTTTTCTCAAAATAACAACCCTGATAGCCTCGATGACTATCTTTAGATTTTTAATATCATCAACCCTTTTTTGATATTCCAAAGCCCAGTCCCCAATCCTTTTTTTATTTTACCCCATATATGCTTTTATTGCTAGTATTTATTAATTTTTGTAATTATTTTAATGGCAGGTTTTCGTTATAAATAACTCGCCACTCGTCTATAAGCTCCTTAGCTTTTTTCTTTTTCTGCCAAAAAGGAATTCCTTTGTTTTTCATAAGTGCCATTAGTTTGCCAGCTTGGCCTATGGTTAGAAATCTAATACTTCCTTCGTCTAAATTAAAATGGCTTGCGAGTGACAATAATTGTTTTCTACTTATAGTATCAGATCTTGTTTTTTTACCCTTTAGAGTGTCTTTTTCTATCTTGTCCATTGTATAAGGTAAGTTAGTTGACAAGTAGCTTTCGGCTCTTGATTGTGCCCATTCAATATCTTCCAGTACGTCAATAATCTCATGGTACTCAGCCACAAACGATCCGTTTGTATTTTGTCTAAGCGTGGCTTTTCTGTTTTTGTCAATTGTTGTTGTAAATATACCCGTATTGGTGTCCTTCACCCATATATACTTTTCGCCCCTGAAGATATCCTCGTGCACTACTTCAATTATTTTTGCGTCTTTAATTACGGTTAACCATTTGTTTTCAATCTCTTCGCTTAAAACTCTAGCTTTTCGTTCTTCATCAACTTCGGCGTCCATCTCTGGAATCCCGTCATCTATATCCTTAATGAAAAATAATTTATGTTTTCCAGGCTTATCGGCAATAAACAGGATTCTAGCAAAATCCTTAGTTATATGCTTTCTTAACACCCTACCTACTATTTGTAATAACAAGGTAAGTGATCCTATTGGTCTTGCTATTAATATTGATTGAAGATTAGGGACATTAAACCCCTCTGTTAATATAGTACAGTTAATAACCACAAGGGTTTGTTTATTATCTAACCTATCCCTAATACTATTCCTTAACTCTTGTGGAGTGTCTTCTAATATTAATTCTGCCTTAACACCAGAGTCGTTAAACTCTTTTGCTAGATTAGTTGCATGCTCTTTATTCAGGGCGTATACTATACACGTTTTACCATTAAGATACTGGTTATAGGCTTCTACTACTAACTTATTACGTTTATGTACGTTTATAATTTTTTCAAGATCTTTTTTGTTAAATCCATCCTCGGACGTATCAGATTTACGCACCTCGCTCAGGTCACAATTAGTTTTGAGCCTAATAACAGCAGCGGGACACAAAAACCCTTGCCTAATCATATCCCTGTACTGGACTGTTAGCAATACATTCCATAATTCTGATAAACTACCCCTGTTTGTATATGGAGTTGCGGTATAGCCATATACTTTGGCTTTGTTAAAGTAGTTTAATATACCAGAATATAATTTAGATTCAGTATGCGCATGGTGGCAATTATGTACCAGAATACCATTAGCGAAATAATTATTGTTATCCTTCACTTGGATATTATAGACATAACCATCTGAAAACATTTCTCCAGATCGTCCTCTATTTCTTTGTTCTTGAATCTCAATATCGTCCACCCTTTTGGTATTAATAATTTTTCTTTTTTTAAGTCCTGCTCTTTTCTCTTTAATGAATAATGACTTGCCCCGTCCACTTCTATCCCTATCATTAAAGAGGTATTCCCAATATCTATTTTGTAATTTGTTGGATATCCATTTCTCCATATATTTGTAGGTATTACCAATTCTGCTTGCCAACCTAGATACTCTTTTTTTAATCTCTCGTACAACAAAGATTGTGGGACAGACATTGGTTTTCCGTTTCCACCCCGTATTTTGGGTTTGTGGCCTATCCTCTTTAGCGTCTCCGAGCTTTTCATTCTTATCTCTTCTTTCGCCATTGGATTTGATTCTTTCATTCTTTGTGAGATTATATCCCTTCGTTTTAGATTTGTTTTGCTCATTGTTTTTGAGCTGATTTTTTTTGTATACTGTTTTACACATTCCTCTGAGCAATAAACCCTTCCAGTAGTTCGATACTGTATCAAGGAAGAATAATGCGGAGAGCCAGAAGCAATGCTTTGGCATATAACTTCTTTTCCACAATTTTGGCATGTTAAATGTAATATTTTTTTCGATATAGACATACTCTCCTCTCTTGAATTCACTTATTGGTTTGTATTTATTACCATCCCAAAAAGGGTGACTAGGGGTGCAATAAATAGGATCTCCAATGTTAAATTCTACTTCTATTAAATTTGTTATTTTGTTCTTAAAAACATATTCAACTTCTTTTAGTTCTATTCTGTTTGTCTTATGATTATAAGACTTAACTAAATCACCCACTTTGATATTAAAAATTGGTTTATTATTGATTAATGTCCCAGCTACAAAGCATTCGTCTATAAATAAGAAGTCAAAGGCTTCTCGGCTAAAATATTTCTCTAACGCATTTTGGTGTAGGGAATCCCTCATTCCAAAAACAAAAGGTCTGTCGTTTTGCTTGTGATGTGCATCAAAAAGTCCGTAGTCCTTAAATCCGTCATTAACGGCCTTGAACTCACCAACGGCCTGTGTCAGAAGAAAATCACGATGGGCCGTAAATAAACAAGTAGGATTGTCCGGTTTTAGCCTTTTATAGATCTCCGCCGGAACCCTAGTCTTACCACATCCAGTTGGTATTTTAATTAAATCTCTTTCTTCTGTTGTTGTAACTCTTTCCATACTTAGGTCTACCGCTTGCTTTTGAAAATAATACATTTCTGGTAACATACGCTACAGAACCCCACCTATTTTATTACGGTACTCTATCTCTTTTTTAAGATCGTGATTAATGCTCAAATTACAGTAACCCTGTGCCGTACAGTACTTACACGGTTTTTTCTTGCTTTTATTCTTACAAGTGTAAGTTACTATATTTGGATTAGTATTGTCATTTTGATGAGGAATACTATAATTATCCCATTTAGCCATTTATTTTTCCTTTAAAAAACTTTCTATTTCTTCCTCTGTTAAAAATTCTTCGTCATTGGCTAACATATTGGCTAATTGAAAAGCCTTACATTCTATGTCCTCTTTATCCCATCCACCGTTTTTTCTAAGGCCGGAAATACAGTCCCTAACTTCCTTAACCTGCTCTGCTTTATTCACTCTTAACCTCCACATCTCCTAATAGGAATGTAATAATATACTGTCTTTTTGCTCCATCTGGCATTACGCTCGTCATGTCCCCGCCTTTATTCATAACATTAAGATACTCAAGTAATAGGATCAATGCCGATCCTATTATTTTTTCATCACCCGGATATATAACGTCTTTAGGGATAGCTTCTTTTATATCTTGAAGTGATTTATTATGTACTGATTTTATCATTGCAGTGGTCTTATCAAGATTATCTAAATTGTCTTGTAACACTATAAAATCAGGTTTAAAAACATCTTCAGTATTGTTACAAAGTATTTCACAATTGTCACATTCGTCACATTCTTTTTCCCTATAAGCCTCTTTAGTCAAATACCTGTCGCAAACCAATTGCACCGGGACAAAGTCAAAAGAATCAGAGAAATATTCTTCGTTCCCTGGATCAATTAATAAATCAGCATCCGCTCCCATTTCTTTTTGAAGCTCTTGAAGTTTAGTTATCACCTCATTTATTTTCATCAGTTATCCCCTCTCTACTTAAAAAGAATAATCTATTAATAGCATAAGGACCTATTTTGATTTTAGAAATATAGTCTTCTAGTGTTACCATAATTTCCCCTGCTTCTTCCCATGGGGTTCCGCTTACTTTATATGTAGCTTTAACATAACTTCCTGGACTAGCTCCTTTTACCCTTACAAAATCTCCTGATTTTATCTCCACGCTAATTTCTTTTTTCTTTATTTTATTATAATAAAACTTCTCTTCTTCATTTTTTCTAGTTATTTCATATTTTTGGTATTTATCTATCACGGGATCTATGGCTTCCTGTATCTCTATAGTAATATCATTACCACAATCGTTACACAGGTCTAATGACACGTCATTATCTATTAATACCTCTAATCTATTAACGCTTCCTATGTCTATTTTTTTACCACAAACATCACAGAAATAATCAGAATAAGATACTTCTTGGGCTCTTGTTTCTACCACTTTTCTTACTTTTTCCATTATACCTAGTCCCTCACTAATAAAAGTCTATCAACACAAAAACCACCAGAGATGCCTTCCAACTTAACTGCTTTATTGTTATCCCTGGTTCCTAACGACCATGGATCAGAAATAACATTAAATATTTTATCTCCATACGTCTGTACTTCAAGGCAATTTATCAACTTAACCTTGTCACCAGGCCTTAGCTCAACCCTAGCCCAGCGAGTTGACTCCTTGTGATTCTCCTGAATCTCTTTATCTTTTTCCATACACTCAAGACACTCAACTCCGTGGCTCATGGCTTCTTCTAGATAGTTTACTCTCTTTTTGAAGTCTTCATTTTCTTTAAATACATTGTTAATAACCCTTCCACAATCTTCTGCCGCTTTTGTCAGTTCCATAATAGAAATTAACTCCGTAACAGCAAAGCCTTTAGCTTCTTCTATGTCTTTTGCCATGGGCAATGTTATTCTCTTTTTTATCGGATTTAAATCAAATCGCTTGTCCCATGTTGCCATGGTTAAAAAGCATTCTTTGCCTTTAATGTAATGTAATCTAGCTACTTCATGGGTACCAACTAGATAAAGAATATCATAATAACCACAATCTCCAAAGTCAATCGTTTTAAACATATTGGCTATTGGAAAAACATTTATTATTAATTCGGTCATTACAAAATCATATAATGAATTTATAGCCACAAAAGCATCGTCACGCTCTTTTCCGAATAACAAAGGGAATGTATTTTTAACCCCTTGAACCTTCTCTCTAAACTTGGTTATTTTTTCTTTATCCATTTAATCTTATCCCTCCCTCTATTCCACGAAGAATAAGCATGCATTCTCTCCATGTCCTGCAATATCCAAAACTATATAAGTTAGTACTAGCACAGCAATCCTCTATGTTCTTAGCTTTATAAAAAGCTATATAAAAATCAGTGTCACTCCCTGTCTTCTCTCTTATACGAAGAATTTTCCCATCTTTTTCAACTAAGTCATTAATCTCTTTTAACTGATCCATTACTACAGTTCTTGTCTTACTCTGAAATACCATAGTTATATCCTCTCTACAATCTCATCGCCATCAATTACAATTTTGCCATTAACTGGCATTATTCGGCCATTAACTCGGCCAATAACCATAACTTCCTTTTCTGATTTTTCTTGTAGTTTCCCACTAGCAAACAAAGTGTATCCACCAGCTTGTCTATAAACCGGAGACAGAAGTAGCCGGTTATTAACAGATACTATCATACACTCGCCAGTAAGATACAGACAATTACAATCAGAGTACAGAACCAAGGTCTTATCTGGATACCCAAGTTCTCTATGACCAATGCCATTTATTTTGACAACATTTTGGTGCTCAATATCAGTATTTAGCTTTATTTTCCCAAGAGTTCTAAAAGAATATTTTGATTGGGGAATAACCCCTTTATAATCCTTTGCCAATTGCTTATAACTAAAAAACTTATCAAAATAATCTAGTCTCAGGCCAAATGCTATTGCCAACCTGGCCAAGAGCGCAGAACTTGGTTCTTGTATTTGTCCGTTTTCAAGTGTCTGAATATTTCCAGTACTACACTCAACTCTCATGGCCAAATCTTTTCTTGACCATTTAAATTGATCTCTATACTGTCTTATAACATTACCAAGTGCGATTCTGTCCTCTTTGGCCGTTAACTTTTTCATAGTTCCAATATCCTTATTACCTCGTTATAGTCCTTGGCCGTATAACTAGGTACGACTTTTTCTTTCTCCATTATCGAAATGTCTCTAGCTACTTCGGCTGGAGACCAATGAGTTAATGCCCTTAAAAGGGTTACGTCATTGCTTTTATCTTTATTGGTCATTAGCAGTGTATCAATATTAAGTTTATTAGCCATGAGCACATCCCTGTAAAGGCTATCGCCTATGTAAATTACATCTGAGACACTACAAGCATATTTACTGACTATGGTCTCCAATAACTTAGGGTTAGGTTTCCTGTACTCCAGATTATAAGTGTTGTACTCAAAAGTATTTGACCTTAATTCTCCACCTGGGTTTAGTATTAAGTCAATAAACCTAACTATAGGTGCCGTTCCCAATACACCTGATTTTAGAATTTCCTTATCCACCCGTGTTTTGTTACAATACATTGCATGTATATAATTTACCACGTCCGGGGCCAAACTTGTCCTGAATTTAGTGTAAAGCTCTTGGCTCTCAGTATAGCCAATAACCTTAATTCCATGCTCTTTGCACAGAGCCAGGAAGTCAAGTGCGCCATCAAAGACCTTAAAATTATCGGCATAGGTTTCCCAATATCTGCCAATATGTTTCAATAACTTTTCTTCTATAGTCACCGGATCTTTTGTGTCAAGAGCCTGCTGTATGCTCGGACACTCATATAACCCAAATAGGTATTCACTGGTCTTATACTGACTAAAAACAGCCTTTAGTTCGGCAATTAATTTATCCCGGTCCAATACCAGTTCTTTGCTAACTTCTGTCAATAACTCATCTGTTGCCATCTGCCATGGCTTAGTCCATGTCCAAAGCGTATCATCTAGGTCCATGACTACAAGCTTAACATTAGCCATATTCTCTCCCTGTAAGTAATATTAATTCCCTGAAAATATATATACTTACATTCTATCATAAGTCTATAGTTTTTAGTTATTTATTAAGTTTTATTACTTAATATATCTTCAAATTTCATCTGCTCTTCAAGCAGCCAATCGTAACACGCTGCCATTAGCTTTTTATCTTCATCCCTGTTGGTTGATAACCCAATAACTACGACTTCAACCCTAGGGTTTAGTTTATCGAAATAAAATTCTTCTGCCCCTGATACATTATGGTCATCAATATCCGGCTTTGGGAAAAGTGAGTCTCTTATGCCTTTTACTACATTATCGGTATCTGCTCGCCTGTCGTCTTTGAACCACATTTTGACATAAACAGCATACCGCTCGTTTTTAATGAACGCATCATAAATACTGAATCCAAATTCGGCCTCAAATACTTGCCTTACTTTCATTTTCCAGCTACTATAAATAATATTGGGTTTTTGATGCAGGCCTCTTCTCGTGGCAAGAGTATACCGTACTGGATTGTATTTTTCTTTGAGAAGTAGTTTGTTACTAATTCTCTTGGCATCTGCCAAGTACAGTTTATCACACTGCACTGTGAATGCCATTAACATTAACTCGTTATCTAACACCGTTAATTAACTCGTTGAAGGCTATTAAAATATGTCCTTAATCTTTTTCTACCCCATTTTTGAGCTAGGTTGTCAAAAGGCCCTGGTTCGTCTTTTACGTATTTTAAAGGACATTTTTTTGCGCTCTCGTATTTAGTTTTTAATGCCTCTGTTGTAATTCCCTCGATTTTAGCTTGTTTTTCTATTTTTCTTTCCCTGTTTTTTTGTCTATTGTCTGGTTTCTTTTTGCTATTTTTTTTCTTCGCTACCATCTATCTGTTCCCCTTTCCCTTTTATTAGCCTAAGACTTCTAACGAATTCTTTGTAAAATCCACAGTTTTGGACTATAACCGTGTCCTCTGCCAGACAAACAACCCCTGCTCCAAGTGCGTACATTAGCGGACATGCTACGCCCTTATTAAAATGGTCGCAGGTTATACACTGGTCTTCGTCTTCTATCTTAACGCACTGGCCTTCGTCATAAAACATTTTAATACCCTTCTGAAAAGGACCGGGGTAAGGTATTATCCCTACCCCTTACTGCTATTTGTTTTCTGCTTTTTCTTTTTTCTTGCCTTCTTCAGTAGCTTCTTTTTGTTCAAGAACCAAAAAGATGGCTGCCCCGGCAAGGAATGCGAATAAATCTATCACTTATCTTCTCCTTTTTTTGAGAATAACCTCTGTGTCATATATCCCCCCGCTAGGCAAGTTATTAACCGTGCTATGCTAGAGATAAAATCTGCGTTGTATCCACAGACTTTAAAAGCGTCCCCTATTCCCAAAAGGAGATAGAAGACGACTAACACTATAATTATTACTGTTATAGTATTAGGTTTCATGTCAGTTCCTAACTTAGTTTTTCGCCGATTTTAACAAGTTCTTGGCCAAATGTTTTTAATTGAGCTGCAAGAAGTTTTTTACCAGCGTCATCTAACTTAGATGCAGATGCCTCAATTTGTTTGTCAAAGGCATCAACAAATTGTTCAATTTTGTCAAATAACGGTTTTTCGACTCCAGCCAATAGCTTTGCACCTTCGGTTGCTATTTGATCAGCAGGGATAAAGTTAGCTACCTGATCTACTACGAACCCTGCTAGAATACTTTGTAATGCCATTTAAATTCTCCTTCTATAATACCGCACCAACGTGCATCCACGATGGTTCTAATACCCACTCGCCTGTTTTTTTTAGGGCTATTAACTCCCCGTATATTTTCTTGGGCTCAACACCCTTAATAGTGATATCCGCAGCCAATCCAAGCATGTGCAGGCTGTGATCAACACCCCCTGCGTTATAGTTATAGGCCCCCATACGAAGCCCACCGCCCCTGCTTATCTCAATTGGTTTGCCATATTTAGTCCTTACGATTTCTAACTTGGCTGCTGTTTTTTTAATATTCGCAATAATAGTGTCATTGAGCATGGCTATTGGAAACATATATTCCCACTGGCCGTTAAAAAATACTTTAGTGGCCTCTGTTTTCGGAAAAGATCTTACCCACGTGTCGTGATTAACTCTCAGAAATTCGCCGAGTTTAAAGTGGGACGATACCATTGTTTCATATCCTAAAACCGCAACAGTGGGCGGCTTGTCCATGTTAGATTCTGGGGTTTTTACCGTTGTCTTGGTTTCTTGATCTAATTTGTAATAAGTTATAAGCCTCTGACAAAAATTAATGCCAGCGGTCAAAAAACTAAATACATCTTTTTTAATTTCTTCGTCCATAATCCCACTCTCCATTCTCTTATTTTAGCATTTTTAAACCAACTTTTCTATATCTAATTCAAATTTGTCAACTAAGGCATTAAATAAAGGCATTAAATCCTTCCTGTTTTTATGGCCATCAACTAGTACCCTTAGTTGAGTTAGGGCCTTATTATAATTTGGAGTTACTGTTGGTAGATAAGGATTTGGTTTGTCAATAAAACCCACCTCTAGCAAACAGTTGGCATCAACTATGGAGTTAAATTTAGCAACTAAATCAGATTTAGCAAATAACGCCTTTATGCCATGGAGGTTAATTATTTGTGCCTTTAGGTATAAAAAAGCTCCTTTTGTATCATTCTTCATTGCCTTTGTCTTCCTCTCCTGATAAAATATCCCTAGCTCTTTCTTCTCTCTCACACCTAGTTCTCTCACTTATCATAAGGTCATCAATAGCACTTAGTACTATACAAAATTGAGCATTAATGGTTAACTCACTTTTCCCATCTCTAATGTCGTTCCATAGCCTTAATATCTTTTTATGTTCTTCTAGGTTATAAGACATTAACTATCAATCCCTTCTCCACTAGGTTGTGATTCAATTACAGGAACATTAGAAATAAGTTGAAGATATTGATCTTTGCTCTGAATAAAACTCTTTTGTATGGAAATAAAATAAAGCAAAACAAAAGGCTAAAGTAATATAACCACTACCTTGTGTAAAAACGAAGGCTATTAACTTGTTAATGCTATCTTCCATTCTTGAGATCCTTATTTTTAAGAGTCTTAAACGTTTCACTTACATAAGTATGCACAAAGTCAAATAAAGTTAGTAATGCTATTCCTGCAAATATTTCCATAGCTTATATTTCCTCCACACTAAAATGAGCATTTGTTGTTAATATTTGTTTTCCTGCATTAGTTACATTTCTAATATATGGTTGTATATAGTCGTTTGCAGCCAACGAAACCAAAGAATAACTTACGAAAATAAGCGTGTTACTCGTTCCCGGTACTCCTGCTCTTGATACAGTGTTTGGCAAAATTGCTCCGTTTTTATATAAGCTCATTTCTAGATTAAGTGATTCATTATAATTGACTCCTATCGAAAAAGAATATATTAATCTATAATAGCCAGCTCTTGTAATCGTTATTTTACTATTTGCTTTATCTTGGGTGATTCCTCCTCTTTTTACCCCGTCATACCCTCCTTTGTCGGTATCTAAATCAATTAAATACCAAGTATTTTGGTTTGTTAGGGTTAAAGTTCCACTTCCTCCATATACGTATAATTCAGCAAATTCCTTAATCAGGTAAGTTGTTTCAGCTGCATTTCCTGCTATTACTTCCCCTGTACCATTAGCAGTTAGATTGATATTGCCGTTGGTATCTGTAGATGACAGTGTATTACCGTTAAGATTTAAATTATCAACATTTAAATTTGTAAAAGATGTTGTTCCGTCTAAAATATTATTAACTGAAGTAGACCAGTCACCCCAACCGTAAGCATCATCCCAGTTAGTTGAGTTATTAGCTGTGGTTGTATAATTACCAGCACCATCGCCTATTACAATACCGTTAAGAGCATCTAATGTGGTCTTTAACGCTATTGGAGAGTATAAACCAGCATGATCTCCCCAGCCGTAAGCAGAATCCCAATTAGTTGAGTTATTAGCTGTGGTTGTATAATTACCAGCACCATCGCCTATTACTATTCCGTTAAGAGCATCAAGCGTGGTCTTTAAC